TTTTTTTTATCTCCGTTGGATTCTGGAGGGTGTCCTACCCACAGAACCCGATACAGGGATTCTTTGCGCGAGACCACGACATAGTCGAGCTGCTGGCGCTGCCTGAGATCGCGCAGGATGCGATCGGGCGAGCCCGGCGCCACCTCGCCCACGGTCAGGCGCACATGCCGGCGCAGCTGGTCGGCGTAAAAGGTTTTGAGCGTGCCGGCGTAGGGCAGGCAGAATGCTTTGACCGATCCATGGATGCGCTCGCGCACCCGGTCCAGGTTTTCCTGTTGCTCGCTCATGCTTGGGTCTTCTCCCGGTAAATCCGCTTGCGCGTACCGACGGCCCGACCCGCCACCGCCCAGCCCAGGCGGCCCAGGATGAGGCCGACGCGGATTTCGTCGGCGCGCGTCCACTGGCCGGAGACTTTCTGCACCGCCTGGATCAGCACGTCCGCGGTGGTGCATTCGTCGTGGCCGAGCAGCCAGCGCTCGATCAGGCTCTCCCAGGGATCGCTCTGGTAGCGGTCTTCCTGCTCCAGGCTCGCGGCCTGGATCAGGGACATCTGGTCCAGCCACCAGCGCTGCTTCTGGTTGTAGCGCACCACGGCCTCGGCCCAGAGCTGGTCGCGATCGCGGCGCAGGGCGGCCAGGTTCAGGACATTGCCGCAGACCACTGGCCAGAAGCGCCGGCCGCCGGTCTCGTCTTTGAGATAACGGTTCAAGTTGACGCTGCCCGCGAACACGCACGCCCGCGAAACTTCGATCAGGTGCCGGCCGTAGGGCGGCCGGAAGCGGTCGGTGGTGCGTGAGATGAAGCTTTTGATTTTTTCGATCTCGGTGCGGCCCATGGCCGCCAGCTCGGCCAGCTCAATGATCCAGGCGCCGGTGGTGCCCAGGGCGGCGTCTTTGGTGCCCAGGTCGGCAATATCGTCGGAGTAGAATTCGCCGCCCAGAATTTGGAAGACGGTCGACTTACCCAGGCCCTGCGGGCCTTCGAGCACCAGCGCGTGGTCGGCTTTGCAGCCAGGCTCGAAGATGCGGGCGACCGCACTGATCAGCCAGCAGACGCCGACGGCGCGCGTGTAGTCGCTAGGATCGACCCCGCAGTAAGGGGTAAGCCAGTCGCTGACGCGGTCGACTTTGTCCCACACGAGCTTTCCCAGGTATTCATGCACCGGGTGAAAGTCGTTCTCATGGGCTACCGTCAGGACGGCTTTCGAGATGCGCGAATCACTGATGCAGATGCCGTGCCGCTCCATCCATTCCGTAGTCAACAGGTCGCTCTCGTCGCTCCAGCTGCCGCGCTCGCCCCCATTCCAGGGGGGCGGCCGCAGGGCCTCGGCACGCAGCGCGAAGCGGTTGAAGCCCACCACCCCGTGCCACTCGGGCGCCTCCCTGAGCGCGGTCAGGGCATTCGCGGTCAGGGGCAGGATTTTGCCTTTGTCGCTCTTGATCAGGCTGTTGCGCCAGTCCCAGCGGTAGGCGTGCTCCAGCAGGTTCAGAAAGGCCTTCAGGCCGGCCTGTGCCAGATAGTCATCCGGCCCGTTGACGCCGGCCATATCCGGCAGCTCGACGAACCAGACCTGGGCGCCGCGGTGTTCCAGCTCCCGGGCCAGCGTGGCGCGGGCGGCGCGCACCATATCGTTGGTGCGCACGTTAAAGTCATAAGCGATCCAGACCTTGCGGCCCTTCCACTGGATCTTATCCAGGTCGGGGATGATCCCCTTGAGCGGGATGCGCAGGCCGTCGCGATCGGTGGTGATGCCGATCACCCCGCGGAAGCTGTAGACGCCGGCGAAGGCCAGCGCGAAGAAGGCCGCCCCGGTGGTGCCGTTGCCGGCTTCGACCGCGGCCCGGTGGCTGGCCAGGCCCTTTTTTTCCCCTTCGACGATCAGGATCGGGATGGTCCGATCGCCGAACCAGGCGCGCTCGGCCAGCGGGCAGTAGAAGTGATTGCGCTGGCCGGGGGCGTTGACGTATTTTTGTGCGGGTTTGCCCGTGGCGGCATCCACCGGCGGCGAGTCCAGGCGCAGGCGCTCGGCCACCACCTGGCCGGAGAGCGGATCGCGGTAAGGGTAGAGTATACCCGCGTAATTACCGGGGCCTTTGCGGCCGACCCGGTCGCGCCCTTCGAGTGAATCGACGCGCACCAGGCCGGCCTTCTCGGCAATCTCCCGCGAGATGTAACAGGATTCTAAGGTCCTGAAATCGTCATCGGTCAATTGCACGCTCGGCTCCTAGAAAGGAATGTCACTGTTGTCGGGCGGCGGCGGAACGTCGCGATCGCGGGGGCCGCTCACCAGGCCGTGGGGCTGGTCGTCCACTTCGTAGGCGGTGGCATCCACGATCGCCGGGATCAGGATGTCCTTCATGCGCAGGTGATAGGGCTTGAAGATCTCCTTCTCGTTGGGTTGGAGGCGCCGGCCCAGGCGAAACAGGATTCTGCTGTATTCGATCCCTGAGTCGTTTCTGACCTTCTCTAGCGTCATCACCGTGGTGGCGCTCCAGTAGGCGGCGCGCGCGGAGAGTAGCGTGAGTGTGTAGTTGTCGAAGCCTTTGACCGAGGTCGGAGGGATCGAAAGCAAATGCGGCAAAATCTCGCCAGGCATCAAAAACAACACCTGGCGGATGTCCTTGCAGGCCTGGCCGCTGCCGCGCGAGCCATCCATGTTGATGGAGGAGCCGAAGAGTGAAAACGGGCAGGGTGCCTGGCAGTTGCCGCCCGGGTCGCCTACTCCTTTCCAGCCGTCGGTCGAGGTGCAGTCGGGCGGCTTGCCCTGCACCATGCGGCTCTTCCAGTAGAGGCGCGCGCTGCGCCAGCTGGTGATCAGGCCTTCGATGCGCCGGGGCAGCTCTTCGCCGGCTGCAGTGTCGACCCGGAAGTTGAGGCCGCCGCCTGAGGGAACGCGGATGCGCGGCAGCGACAGGATGCTGAAGCCCCGCTTGCCCAGGTTCTCGTCGATCAGGCTCAGGACTTCGTTGAAGTTGTCGAGCAGGGGATAACCCCCGTCGGGGGGAAGGACTTCCATTTCGGACATAGTTCACCTCTTTCATGACTGGTTCGGTTTCTAGCGGCGGCGCGCCTGGATGCGGTAGGTCGGTCGGACCTGGATCACTCTGGCGAGCCCCTCGGGCAGGAATTCCAGCACCTCGTCGCCCAGGACCGAGTGCTCGACTTCCAGGTCGCGCACGTATTTGGTGAGCGACTTGGTGGAGTACTGTTCGCTGACGAAATGCGCCAGGCCGCAGGCCTTAAGCACGTTGCACACCGCCTGGCGCGACTGGCCGAGCTGCGGGTAGACCCAGGGATCGCGGTGGGGCGAGAGCGTGTAGCCGGCCACCCGCACGGCTTCGTAGCCGGCCTCGCCCAGGTAAGCGAGCAGCTGCGGTTCGAGCGCTTTGATGCGGGCCTCGACTTCGTTCAACTGGTCTTCCAGCTCGCGCTTGAGGGTGACCAGGCCGGCGAAGGCTTTGAAGCCCTCGTGCTCCGGGGTTTCGGCACTCAGGTTAGTCAGTACGGTGGACATGCTTCTTTAGCTCCTCTAGACAGCTGGCAATCAGGTCCTGGCGCGCGAGTACGGCGCGCAGAACATACTGGTCAACGGAATTGCGGACCTGCAGGTGGTAAAAGGCGCAGGGCCGCTGCTGCGGCGGCCGGCGGATGCGCGCCCGACTCTGTAGGTAGTTGGCGAGCGAGAAGCCGAGCGAATAGTAGACCGCAAGGCGTGCGCGGGTCAGGTCGATGCCCACATTGCCGGCCTGGATCTGGGTGGCCAGCACGGCCAGGCGCCCGGCCTGCCACTCGGCCAGGTCGCCAGCGCGCTTCTGGTTGCCACTTAGTTCGCCCGAGGACCGGCCGGTGCGCAGGCAGGCGCGGTGAATCGCGGCCAGGTCGGGCTTGAAGAGGGCGAAGACCACTACCGGCTCCTTCTCGGGTAGGTCCTCCAGGAAATCGACCAGCAGGTCTTCTTTGGCGTCGTCGACGTGGTGGTCCTCGCCCAACTCATCGGGTACGCTGCCGCCGGTGATCTGCTGCAGCCGCAACAGCCGCACCATGGCGTTGGCGGCGGTCACAGGTACGCCGGCCGCTTCGCTGGAAGCGATCCAGGCGACCATCTCCTCTTCCATCTCGCGGTAGAGGCGGGCGCCGGTGGCGCCCATCTCGGTGGTGAGGGTCTCGTCCAGTTCGGGCGGCAGGTCGAGCACGCTCTCGTCCACGCGAAAGGCGATCCGACGGAATTTGGCGTACAGCTCGTCCAGGTCGCGCCAGCTGATGGCCTGTTTTCCGAGATAGCCGCCCATCACTGCATAGCGCAGGCGGAAGCTGCCGAAGGTGGGGTCGAGGATGCTGGGATCGAGGAAGTGGAACTGGCCCCAGATGTCGATCGGGGCGTGCGGCATCGGCGTCCCGGTCAGGCACAGTCGATAATGCGAGCGCAGGCCGAGTTTGCTGCACCAGCGCGAGGTGCGGCCGGCCGGCTCCTTGATGCGGTGGCTCTCATCCAGGATGGTCAGGCCCCAGGCATTGGCCAGCGCCCAGTGGGCGAATGGATCGGTGCGCGCGCTTTCGTAGTTGACCGCGATCACCACCGGCCGGTTGCGCTCCCGGCTCCAGGCCACCATGTCGCGTGCCAGGCGGGTCTTCTCACGCACGCTGCCGGCGGCGTCATCGAGCGGTAATACGATGAACTGTCCCGGGGCGAAGCGTTCGAACTGCGTGCGCCAGACTTCCACTACCCGCAAAGGGCAAAGAATCAGGATCAGCCGGACCCCGAGCGCTACCGCCAGGTCGATGGCCACCTTGGTCTTGCCGGCGCCCATCACCATTGCCAGCATGGCGCCGCGGCGGCCCTGTCTCCACAGGTTTTGAACAAATTGCACGGCCTCGGTCTGGTGTGCCCAGGCGCGGATCGGGGGCGGTGCGATGGTCATCGCTCTTTGCTTCCGAAGGCCAGGCGCAGGGCGGTGGAGACGGTCAGCAAAATCTCGATGTCTTCCGGCCGCTGCGGGGGCTGGGGATGCTGGGTGTAATACGCGAGGGTTCGAAGGACGCGGCCGGTCAGTCCGGGTGAGGCAAATAGGCGTACTAGCTCTTTTAGCTCATCGGTTTTTGCCGAAAGATATAAAGAATTATTCGAATTCTGCTCTAAACTGGAAGGCGGGTTGCTGGGGGACGTGGGGGCGTGCAACATATGCCGTCAGGTCCTTTCGCTTTCCGGCTGATCGCTCGCAACGGAGCCGGTGAGCTGTTTGTGACGAACTGGAGACGATTTTGATCGAGATACAAAATTCAGTCAAGCGCCAAATTCGTATTTCAGCCAGTCGGGGAGAACGCTAGATGAAGAAAAAGACAAATGCCGTGGCGGTGCGCGCGACCAAGGAGGGTCTTCCCACCAAAGCCAAGAAAAGCCGCCGCGGCCGCAAAAAAGAGAAGGTCCAGATCAGTGTCAGGATTGACAAGACCATCATGGATCTCGCTTACGACCACATCAAGACCAGCGGCCGGCGGATTACCGACATGCTGGAGCGCGGCTTGTTATTGGACATGCGCGAGCAGGGTCAGGCGCCGGTAGTGCCGGCCAAGGTGCGGTATGTGGTGGAGAACATCGGGGTGGAATCGCAACGGCGGATGCTGCGCGTGGCAGTCCTCGACCGGATGCCCGAGGTGCGCGAGCTGACCCCGCTGGAACAGTGTTTCCGGGCTTTTTACCTGACCGGGCTCGATACCATCGAAAGCTGGCCGGGATACGAGAAGGCGCTAGAGCTGCTCGGCCAGCCAGTCGACTAAACGCAAGACGAAATTATTCCAAGTCCCATATTCGCATCACTGGGCTATAATCGCCTCAAATGCTGGCCAAACCGAGGCGAGCGAAGGTCCAACAGACCCTCCACGAGTTCAAGACGGGGACGTTGCATTCCGGCTCCAAACAGGGGCCGGTAGTCAAAAATCGCAAGCAGGCGATCGCGATCGCCCTCAACCAGGCGCGAAAGGCGGGCTGATGGGAAGCGCGGTAGCCTGGCCCACTTTCGACGTCGTGGAGATCGCCCAGGAGGCGTCCGATCGCGCCGGCATCGACTTCCGCTCTGGCTATTCCCTGCGCTCGGCGCGGCGCTCGCTGGAATTGTTAAGTATCGAGTGGGCCAACCGCGGTCTCAACCTCTGGACCATTGAAGGCCCGATTGCGATCAATCTGCAGCCCGGCGTCTATCAGTACGGCCTCCCCGAAGACACCGTTGATCTGATCGAGCATGCGGTGCGTACCTGGCCGGGCGCGCTCGGCGTGGGCACTCCCAATGATTTGCCGATCGATCGCATGACCATCAGCGAATACGCGGCCATCCCCAACAAGTATGCCTCCGGCCGGCCGAACATCATCAACATCCGGCGTCAGATCAAGCCTTATTTCCTGGTCTGGATGGTGCCAGACCTGACGCCCGTCTGTCAGCTGGTCACCTGGCGCCTCCGACGCATGAAGTCGGTTGGGATTGGCGGCGAGGGCGTGCCCGAGATTCCCTGGCGTTTCATTCCGGCCATGATCGCCGGCCTGGCCTACTACCTGGCGCTCAAGAGCACCGACCCGAATGTGGTGCAGCGGGCCGATGCGCTCAAGGCCGCCTACGAGGAGCAGTTCCAGCTGGCCAGTGACGAAGACCGTGATCGCGCGACCTTCCGTTTCGTCCCCGGAGGCTATGAGAGGTTGTAATGCCGCACTCCAACAAATTCGCCACCGGCCGCTATGCCTGGGGCATATGCGATATCTGCGGCATTCGGTGCAAGCTGCTGGAGCTGAAGGGCACGACGGTGCGCGGCAGGCGTACCGGCCTGCTTTCCTGTCCGACCTGCTGGGACCCCGATCACCCGCAGAATTTTCTGGACCGCTACGTGGTCGCTGACGCCCAGGCGTTGCGCAACGCGCGGCCCGACACCGGCCTGACGGCTTCCCGCACGCTCTCGCCGCCCGGCAACTGGATTAACGGTAGCCCGCCGACGCCCGCTCAGCGCGCGGCTCTGGCGGCGATCGAGAAGGAGGAGGTTGGTCCATGAGGATGCGAGGAGCCCGACGTTTTCAGATGGGGGGCTTTAATCCCGCGGCCGCGATGAATCAGATGCGATCGGCCGGAGCACCGCCGCCGGTGGGTGGGGTGAATCCGATCCCGGCTCCGGTCGGCGGCGCCGGCACCGGCGCCTTTACGGCCGGCGCTCCCGGCAACGGTCTGGGCGCGGCGCCCGGCCTCAATCCGCAGGCGATCCAGCAGGCGCTGATGCAGCGGCGCAGCATGGCCGGCGGCCCGCCGATGTTGGGTGGGCCAGCGGGTGCTCCGGCGCCTGGCTGGCCGGGCGCGGGTGGACCTCCGCCTGGGGCCATGGCTCCGCCGCCCATTCCGCCGCCTGGCCCGGGTGGTGCATCCCTTGGCGCGCTGCCTGGTGGTGCTCCGCCGATGCCGCCGCCGGCCGGGATGGGTGCGCCGCCCGCCGGGGGACCTCCCCCCAATCCGCAGATGCTGCAAGCTGCCCTGGCGGCGCAGCAGGCGCAGATGGGCGCGGCGCCGCCAGGCTTCGCCAAGGGCGGAGCGGTCGCGCAGGATGGTGATACCGATGCCAAGAAGGCCCGCCCCGATCGCCAGTGGGGCAAGAACAAAGTGGCCGAGGATGTTCCTCCGGTTGCCTCGATCAAAAAGGCCAAGGGCGGGGTGATGAAGCGCAAGCCACCCAAGAAAGCGGCCCCGGTGCCTACACCGAGCCCTTACGATATGGCGGCCCCGGGTGGTGGGCCGGCCGCGGCTGCGCCTCCGATGGGGCCTCCGGGCTTGCCTCCGCCCGGCATGAAGAAGGGCGGCAAGTGGATTCAGGGCGCGATCAAGAAGCCAGGCAGTCTGCGCAAGGCGCTGGGCACGCCCAAGGGCGAGAGCATCCCATCGAAGAAGCTGGATGCCGCGGCCGAGAAGGGCGGCAAGATCGGCCAAAAGGCGCGCCTGGCGAAAACCCTGAAGGGCTTCAAGAAAAACAAAGGCGGCGCTTGCGACCGGATGGCGGCCGGTGGCGCGGCCAAGGAGCGCAAGGGTTTCCCAAAAACCAACAAGCCGCCGAAGAAGTTGAAGTTCGCCGAAGGGGGCAAGGTGCGCGGATGCGGCATCGCATCGAAGGGGTGCAGTTTTAGCGGGATCTACTGAGCATGAATTACGCGCAGCTGAGGGCGGTGATCCAGACTTACGCGCAGGACTTTGAGGCTTCGTTTGTCGAGAACATCGATACCTTCGTTCGCCTGGCGGAGTCGCGCATCGTGCTGCGCGTACGCTTGCCCCGCTTTCGCAAAGACGTCACTGCCACTACCGTGGTTGCCGACCCCCTGCTGGCGGTGCCCAGCGATTTCCTGGCGCCGGATTCGCTGATCCTGGTGACCACCAGCGGCCTGGTTTTTCCGGTCAACAAAGACCCCGAGTTTCTCGACGAGTGTTATCCCGATCCGACTTATAGGGCCACGCCGCGCTTTTATGCCCAGTTGAACGAGGTCTCCCTCAAGTTCGGGCCGGCGCCTGATCTTGCCTATCCGGTGCGCATGGGCTACTACTACCAGCCGCCATCGATCGTCGATCAGGGGCTCAGCTGGCTGGGCGACCACTTTGCTCATGCGCTAGTTACGGGATCGCTGGTTGAGGCCGCGATCTACATGAAGAGCGAGGACAATCTGTTTGTCCGCTACGACCAGGCCTTCGAGAAAGACCTGGCCATGGACAAAGAGTATGCGAAAGGCCGGACCAAGAAAGACACGTATCAGGAGCCGGACGCGAGGGTACAGGTATGATCAGTGGCTCGGGCCTGTGCTCTTCTTTCAAGTGCCAGCTGCTGCTGGGCGAGCACTGCCTGGATGAGGACGAGATCTTCATTGCGCTCTATAACGCCGGCGCATCGCTCGACGTGGATACCACCACGGCTTACATTACCGACGGCGAGATCTCCGGCCCTGGCTACACGGCCCGCGGGCAGCAGCTCACCGGGGTGCAAGTGCTCGGCCCCATGGCGCGCACGGCCTATCTCACCTGGAACGATCCCATCTGGACGGGGTCGACGCTCACGGCCCGCGGCGCGCTCATCTACAACCGGAGTTTCGCGGATGCTGCGATCGCGATTCTGGACTTTGGTTTCGACAAGTCTTCCAACCAAGGCAGCTTCCGCGTGAAGTTTCCGCCGCCGGCGCCGGCCACGGCTTTGATTCGTTTGTTATGACGCCTTCCGCTCCACCTTTCGATGTGATCGTGAGCGTGCAGATGCCGATGCTCACCTCGGGCATCGGCTACGTCGCGGTAGAGAATCTCTGGAAAGAGACCGGCCGGCCGGCTACGCGCTGGCGCTCGCGCTCGCGGCCGGCGGCAGCCTGGATGCCGCTGCCGAAGCCGGCGGCGCGCGATTGGGAGAAGTACTGATGCCTTCCACATACACACAGAACCTGCAACTGGAAAAGCCGGGCACAGGCGAGCAGGCGGGCGTCTGGGGAATTACCGCCAACCGGAGCTATGACGAGATCGACACCGCCACCGATGGTAATCTGCCGATCACGCTCTCCTCGACTTCCTATACGCTGATCACCTCGCAGACCGGCCCCAGCGAGGGCCACAACAAGGTCATCCTGTGGAATGGCACGCTCAACGCCAACGCCACGGTCAATATCTCGCCCAACACTGCCAAGAAGCTCTATCTGATGAGCAACAACACCCAGGGCGGGTTTCCGATCAATTTCCAGATGCAGGCCGGCACCGGAGGCGTGTTTACCCTGCAGGCCGGCTACGCGGCCATCATCTATGCCGATGGCGCCGGCAGCACGGGCCGGGTTGCGGGGGCGCTCGCCAACCCGCAGTTTGCCAATGTGCTGGTGACCGGCAACCTGACGGTCAACGGCAGTCTGGCCTATACGTCTCCGCAAACTTTTACTCAGCCGGTGACGTTTAATCCCCCCGGCCCGGTCAGCCTGAATGCGCCGACCACCGCCACGGCTCTCACCATCAACACGGCCGGCTATGGCGCAGCGCCTTACGATCTCTACTACCGCAGCCCGTCGGGGGCAGTGGCGCCGCTGGCCGTTGGCGCTGCCGGCCAGGTGCTTCAGGTCACCGGCGGCGGGGCGCTTGGCTGGGCCACGATCACGCTCGCAATCGGCGCCTCGATCACCAGTTCGGTGGCCTATGCGATCTACTTTTCGAGCGCCTCGAATACCTTCACGCAGGACAGCCGGATCACGGCCCGGGCCGGGGTCGGGATCGGCCTGGGGCTGCCCTTTCCCAGCCATACCTTGCACCTGGGTTACAACCTGGTGCCCGAGATGTGGCTCGATACCAACGATCCGACGAGCGGCAACATACGCCAGATTCTGTGGGCAACCGGCGGGGCGGCGCGCTGGAACTTTTACTCGCCGGCGGAGGCCGAGACCGGCGGCAACGTAGGCAGTAACCTCTACCTGGTGGCTTATAACGATCCGGGCGCTCCCATCCATGGTGTGGTGTCCTTCATCCGCGCGAGCGGCAATGTCACCATCGGCGCCTATGGCGACTACGGTGCGCGCCTGGCGATTCTCAACGACAATCCCGGCCAGCCGGTCTTGATGGTGCGTGGCGCGGCCGGTCAGGGTTATCTGCAGGTCTGGCAGAACTCGGCCGGCCAGCAGGTGGCTTCGATCGACGCCTCGGGCAATTTGATTTCGGCCGGCGGTCAGAACTATCTGAGCCTGACCCAGCCGTCGGGGCGGCTCGATATCCACGGCACGGTGGCCAGTCATCCCTTGGGGACGATTCATATCGGTGCGGAGCCGGGCACGACTACCGGCCTCAATGGAGTTCGCAGCTCGATCGCTATGGAGAGCGCGCAGGGCGGGACCGACGGCCTGCCGCCCAATACCATCCGCATCTACCACCGCAACGGCTACTTCATGATCCAGTTCTATTACAACGGCCAGAATTTCTGGGCCTCGCTTGGCATTCAGGGCCAGCAGGGTCCGGCGGGCTGGAACATCAGCTCCAGTCCTCCGGCATAACCATGACTACCGTACAGGACACGCTCACTTACGCCGACGGCCGCAAGATCAACGGCCAGGTCGTCATCACCTGGCCGGTCTTTCAGTTTGACGGGGTGGCCGTCGCGTCAGGGATGCAGACCTACGAGATCGTCGATGGCGTGCTCGATGTGAACCTGTACTCGAACCTGAACGCGCAGCCGCTGGGCGTCTACTATACCGTGGTCTACGAGTTGGATGAAGGCGCGCGCTACGAAGAGTACTGGATCATTCCCAACCTGCCTTCGGTGAACGTCGGGCAGATCCGTGTCAATTTCCCGCAGACCCCCAGCGTCATGATCAATGCGCTCCAGCTGCTCAGTGCCGGTGCCACGCCGGGCCAGTTCCTGGGCTGGAACGGCACGCACTGGGTGCCGATGTATGTGACCATGATCAACGTCTCGCCTAACACCATCGGGCTGAGCCTGGGCAGCGCTGGCGCCGATCTGAATGTCGCCGGCAGCCCGGCCGCGCTGGGCAATGCGCTCACGCTCAATGTGCCGGACGCGGGGCCGGCGGCGCGCGGTGTGGTGACGACGGCGGCGCAGACGTTTGCCGGCGCCAAGACCTTCCAGGCCAAGGCGACGTTCTCGGGCGGCATCACGGTTACCGGGACCAGCACGATCGCGGGCTATGTGCCGACCTCGCGCAAGATCAGCCCCGGCTACGGGCTGGCTTCCACGCCGGCGGGGACCACCGACCTTTCGGCCGACCGCACTTTCCTGGTGGTCGACAACACCAGCAATCAGCGGGTTCAGGTTTACCAGAACACGGTGCTTGCGGGCACGCGCCACGCGCTCAACTTTATTGCCGGCCCCGGTATGCTTCTGACCATTGCCGACAATCCGAGTTCGGATTGGGTGGATATCACGCTCGAAAGTCAGGGAGGCGGCGGTGGGGGAGGCGGCGGATCGTTACCGATCGGCAGCGCCAGCGGCGACACCATGGTCTGGGATGCGACTCCTGCACCTGGGTTCTGGACGGTGTTGCCGAAGGGTGCGGCCGGCACGGTGCTCTCGGCGACTACGACCGGCCTGACCTGGATTCCGGGCGTGCATCAGTCGCCCTGGCTGACCGCCATTGATGCGGCCAACTACCAGTTGAACAACTTAGCCGGCCTGGGCGTGGGCACCGCGGCCAATGCCAGTTTTCCGGTTTACGTCTACGCGGTTGGCGGGAGCGGCGGGGCTCAATATCCGGTGATGGTGCTGACGGCCGGAGTGAATAACTTTGGTGTGGTGCATGAGGAGACTGCGGCTGCCGGTATGGCTGGTTTTCTGTGCATCAATGATGCCACGCAGAATGCCGGCTTCTGTATCGGGGGATCGGCTTATTCGGTGACGGCCTGGCGCGGCAACGCGGTGATTCTTTCCAACAATGACATCGTGTTTGCTAACGGTGCCGGCAATTACCCAGAGCGCATGCGGCTCACGCGCGCGGGCTTTCTGGGGATCGGGACCGCGAGCCCGACGCGGCCGTTGGCGGTGGCGGCGAACGGCGGCGCGCCCAGCGTCACTTTCAATGGCGGGGTTCCGTTCCTGCGCCTGGAAAGCGAGGCCAGCTGGAGCGAGCCGATGCTCGAATTCGCCGAGATGACTAATCCGCCGATTGCCTGCATCGCGGCCAAGAATACCGGGGGAGGTGCCGGCGATCTGATTTTTCTGACTCGTGTGTCAACGGCGTCCGCGGCGGTAGAGCGGATGCGCATTACTTCTGGCGGTAATGCTGGTCTCGGAACATCGACGCCGGGCGATAAGCTGACCGTCATCTCGAACGACAACAGCGACAGCGGTGGCTGTCTGCAGCTGTGGTCGAATAACCAGACGCAGCACGCCGATTACAGCTTCGGTGGAATCACATCCAGTTACTGGTTTCGGATTTCGTCAGGCGCAGGCAATCCGCTGTCTTTGCAGCCAAATGGTGGGCAGGTAGTAATTGGTCTTACGGCTGCTCCGGTGGGATATCCGGTCTTTATCCATGCCGCGGCGAATGCAAATCTTGCGATCAGCGGCCCTGCGGCTTATGGCGGTTCGGTTTGTATTTCTGTCGGGAATGACGTGTGGAGTACCAATACACCTCTGGAAATACGGGGCGCCCCGGTCGTAGTGACTCAAGGCAATTTTCAGGTATGGCAATCGATTTGGGTTTGCAGCGCGACGGCTGATACCAGCTATGGGAGCGCTGCGATCCAGGTGCGGGAAACCAATCAGGTTGCCGGCGGTCAAGCCTCCAACCCCTGGGCGCCGCGCATCAGCTTCCACTGGGCCGGTCGGGTGGCCAACCAGATCGGCATGGACGCCAACGGCACAATTCGGACCTTCGATAACCCAGGTTCGGGCTTCGCTAATTTCTCCTGTTCCAGTCTGGGCATCAATACCGTGAGCCCGATCTGCTCTTTCGAGGTCTACCATCCGGGCGGTCCCTTCGTTTATTCCATGAGCCTGGGCCAGGGCGCTAGTTCCGGCGCTCTGGCCGCCATTACCGGCAATGGCCCGTGGGGGCTGTATTTTGGCTTAGGCCCCAACGGCACGAGCTGGATTCAGGGAGGCCGCACCGATAGCGGTACGGCTTATAGCATGAGCCTCCAGGCTAGTGGCGGATACGTGGCCATCGGGACTACCGCCAATAACGCCATTGATCCTTTGACCGTCACGGGCATTGCCTACGGGCAGATCCGCCTGGCCTACGGTAGTTACGGCTGCATTCTCCGCAACGATTCCAGTTATTTCTACTGCCCGCTCATTACCAACGCCGGCGATCCGTGGGGCGCTTTCAACGGTCTGCGCCCCTTCTCGGTGGATCTGGGCAGCGGTAATGTCTCCATGAGCCATCATGTGAGCATTGGAAACGGCCTGGCCCTAACTGGCTCTCAAACTATCACCAATGGCTGGCTCAAAACGGACGCCAGTGCTTATACCAATCAGGCTGGCGATCTGGGCGTTTGCCGCATACAGAACACAGGCACGGGAGCGGTCTACTTTGGCAGCAGCGGCACCCACTATATCTACTGGGATGGCACCAATTTCAATATTACGAATTCTGTTTCGATCAACGGCAACTGTAACGTCACCGGCCAATTTCTGATCAACGGCCAGCCCGGCATCGGCGGCATCGTGGTGAGCAGCGGTAGCGCTCAGGTTTGTAGCGGTGCCACACCGGCGCGGCCCCAGCTCTGTTTTCAGAATGGCAGTGGCATGGCGCTTTCGGTACTGGATGTTCCCGCCCAGAATCTGGTCATGATCAGTTATGGCTATGTGTCGGATTCGCGGATCAAGCAGAACATCGTGGATCTGGCCGGCGGCTTGTCGGTGATCGATCAGCTCCATCCCAAGAAGTTTGAGTATGGCGGCCAATGCGGGTTCACTTCGGGCACGCGCGGGGCAGCGGTAGTGGCGCAGGAGTTCCAGGCGGTGCTGCCCGATTACGTCTCTACGTTTCCCACTAAGCTGCACCCGGAAGATAAGGAGTCAACGCCTCTGTTGACTTACGATCCAGCGGTACTTACTTGTCACTTGATTCTAGCGGTGCAGGAATTGAGCCGCCGGCTGAAAGTTCTGGAAGGGAGCGTATGAAGTTACTTCTCGACAACACCCAACGATTGAACCTGCACGCGCTGATGGGCGCGCAGCGGGGCAGCGTGGACGACGTGCGCCTGTTCTGGCGCTTGCAGGACCGCATCGATCTGAGCGATGAGGAAAAGCAGGCCATCAATTTCCGCATCGTCGAGGTCAACGGGATGCAGCAGGCGACCTGGGAGCAGAGGCCGGTCCCGCCGGCCGAGTACGAGTTCACCGGCGACGAGTTCGCGCGCCTGGTCAAGATGGTCAAAGAGTGGCAGCCTGGTTTTGTGACGACTAGCGACCGGCGCTGGCTGGAACCGCTGCTAGAACAGCTGGATCATCTGGAATCGAAAAACGGCCACAAGGTGCAGTAGTGCCGCTGACTAAGTTGCAGTTTCGGCCGGGCATCATCCGCGAGATCACCGAGTATTCCAACTCGGGCGGGTGGTTTGACTGCGACAAGATCCGTTTCCGCCAGGGCTACCCCGAGAAGATCGGCGGCTGGCGCAACGTGATCACCGAGCCGCTGGAAGGCACCTGCCGCCACATTCACCAGTGGTCGAGCATGGAGAGCGACCGCTATGTCGGGCTGGGCACCAGTTCGCACCTTTACATTTTGTGGAGCGAGAACTACTACGACATCACGCCGCTGCGTACCGCGCCGCCGCAGCCTCCGGTGCTCGGCTCGAATCCCTTCACCACGGGCGCTCTGGGCGCCACTACGATGACGGTCCATATCCCGAGCCACGGGGCAAAGGTCGGGGATTGGGTGCAGTTCAGTGGGGCGACGGCCTTTGATGTCTACACTGCGGGCCAGTTGAATACGCAGTATCAGGTGGTGACCGTACCGGACGCCAATACGATTACCATCAACATGCCGGTGCCGAACAAGACGGCGAACCTGGCCGGCGGCGGCTCCGCGGTCACTGCCATTTTCCTGATTTCGCCAGGCCTGGACGATGCGGTAATCGGCATGGGCTGGGGCATCCCGCCCTGGAATAGCAGTTCGAGCCTGCCGGCCAACTGGCAGTGCGGCTGGGGCGAGCCCTGGGACCCGACGCAGCTTTATCCGGCCGACCCCACCGTCAATCAGCTGCGGCTCTGGGATCTGGATAATTTCGGCGAGGACCTGGTAGCCAACATCCGCGGTGGCGCGATCTACTACTGGCATCAGGCCGGCGGCCTGGGCTCGCGCGCGGTGCCGCTCAATCAGCAGGTCACGGTTAACGGCGTCACCTTCACGCCAGATGTTGCCGTGCCGGCAACGGCCCGCCAGGTTTTAGTTTCCCCGAATGATCGCCACTTGATAGCTTTGGGGTGCGAGGACATCAATCCAGCCGGGACGGGTATCAACGCCGATGCTGACCTGCTGCTGGTCCGTTGGTCGACTGAAGAGGACGCCTACACATGGTTCCCCAAGCGCACCAATACCGCAGGCAGCCAGCGGCTCTCTGCCGGCAGTTACATCATCTGCGGGATGCGCACCGCATCCGAGATCCTGATCTGGACCGATCTCGGGCTCTGGAGCCAGAAATACATCGGGACGCCGTATGTTTTCGGCTTCGAGCCGATTGCCGAGGGCCTCTCGATTATCGGCCCCAACGCCATGATCAACACCGGCTCGATCGTGCTCTGGATGGATCGCGGCATCTTCTATGCCTACACTGGGCAGACGCAGGAACTGCCCTGTGCGCTGAAGGATTACATCTTCAACGACTTTAATTATCTGCAGGGCTACAAAGTCTACGCCGGCCACAATCATGCGTTTTCCGAAGTGATCTGGTTTTACCCGAGCGCGTCCAGCATGGAGAACGATCGCTATGTCATCTACAACTACGGCGAGCAGCTCTGGAGCCTGGGGACGATCGAGCGCACCGCCTGGCTGGATATGGGTCGTGCCAGCTACCCCGTGGCCACCGATCGGAAAAACAGTCGGCTCTATTACCACGAGTATGGCGACGACGATGACGGCTCGCCCCTGCCCGCTTGGGTGGAGTCTGCTGACATCGACGCCGATGGGGGTGAGCACTATCTGTTTCTCTCGCGCCTGATTCCCGATGTTACCTTCCGCGGATCGGCGCCGCAGCAGGCGCTCGGGATTACCATCATGACCCGATCGGCGCCGGGCCGCGCCAAGGTGCCGGTGGCGCGCCTGGAAGTCACGCCCTACACGCCGGAGGAGTATATCCGGGTGCGCGAGCGGCAGATCTCGTTTCGCATCGAGAGCGAGGCGCTGGGGGTGAGCTGGCGTCTGGGCACGCTGCGCACCGACATGCAGCCGGATGGGAGGAGATAATGGCTCGCACGGTTCGCCAGGCCCTACCGCAGCCGCCGCCGGCCTATGACCAGGCCTACCTGGCGCAGCTTGCTGAGGCCATCAACTACTACATGTTCCAGCGTGAGGCACCGGGCGAGCTGATCGCCGCGCGCTTCATCCTGGTCGATCCGCTCCACGTTCCCGGCGATCAGGCGACCATGGCCGGCCTGCCTACCGGGATGCTGGTGCTGAAACCCTTTCCCGGCCAGCCGGCCGGAACTTACTATCTGACCGTCGTCACTCCACAGGACCCCAAATGAAACTCTCTGCCGGTTACACCAATCCGATCCATTCCATGGAGCGCCGCATGGCGCCCAATACGCCGCAGCGCGAGTTCCGCAACCCCGGCCTGGGCTCGACGGGATCGAGCGGCCTGGGCTCGCTGCGTCACACCATGCCCCACTTGCGGCGCCTTACCGCGGGCGCCACGCGCCTGCAGGGCGGCGGTACGGTCGATCCCGTCGGCCAGATCTACGCAGCCTCTCACCCCAATCTCTACAACCCCGATCCGATGCGCCGGCGCGTGCTCGATGCTCTGCGCCAGACGCCGATGATCAACCGGCAGATGCTGGCCATGCCGGGCTCGGGGATGCAGTTCCCTTACGCCGAAGGGGGCGAAGTTGGCGAGGACGAGCCCGGCCAGGCGGCGCCGCCTAACCCCGAGGATCTGATGGAGCCCGAGGACCAGCAGTCGCCCCAGGACGACCAGACCCGCCAGGTGGTGATGGAAGCCATGGCGGCGCTCGAAGGCCAGAGCCCGGATGCCGAGGAGGCGATCGCGCACTTCATCGATGTCTTCGGGCCACGGGCACTCGCCGACCTGCAGCAGATGGTCGAGCAGAAGCATATGCAGGAGCAGCAGCCCGGCGAGGAGGAGGAGGAAGAAGAAGACGAGACCCCGGCCGGCGGTGGTGCTCCGCAGCCGGACGAGGAGGACGACGAGAGCGACCTGGCCGGTGCCGGCGGCGGCCTGCTGGAAGGTCAGGGCACCGGCCAGAGCGATGAGATCGAGGGGGTCACGCCTTCCGGTCGGCCGGTCCTGCTTTCCGATGGCGAGTATGTGATTGACGCGCCCACAGTGGCTGCCCTGGGCGACGGCAGCACAAGCGCCGGCGCACGCCGCCTGGACCAGCTGCGCAAGCAGATCCGCCACGACGCCTGGGGCCATGACAAGCAGGCCAAACCTATGCGGAAGGGTGGGTCGGCGCTGGTCGTGCGCCTGAAATGAGGCAGGAGGTCAAGCGTGCGGAGACCCTGGAATATGCCTTTCGGCGCCAGTGTGAGAAAGAGATTGCGGCCCGGACGGATGCCCTCGTGGCGGGCGCGCCGACAGATTTTGCGCAGTACCAGTATATCCGCGGTCAAATTGATGGTATACAATTTGCGTTAAGTACCATAAACCGTATGACAGAGCAGCTGGAGCGGGACGGGGGCTTTGAGGACTTATGACGCCGGTCTCTATCGATCCGATCGTGGTGCCGGCTGTGCCGGAGTCCGAAAGCATCCAGGGGGTGATCGAGCCGACCGGCTACCGCATCCTGGTGCGCATTCCTGACCTGGAGGCGCAGATGAAGCGCTGGGCCAACCTGGTGATGCCGGAGTCGACGCGCAGCATCGAGGAGGCCGCCCAGGTGGTCGCCCAGGTCATGTCTCTGGGTCCCGATGCCTATCTGGACAAAGTCAAGTTTCCCAGCGGCCCCTGGTGCAAAAAGGGCGACGTGATTGTGATGCGCGCCTATTCCGGTACGCGGATGGTCGTCAAGGGGCACATGTACGCTCTGATCAACGACGACAGCGTGCAGGGTGTGGTCTGCGGCGATCCAACCGATATTGAAAGGCCTTGAGTTATGGCAGACGAAGCAATCGAAGCGGGCGAGCCCGGCGAAGTGGTCGTCGAAGTTGCGACTGATTCCGATAAGCTCGGCAAACCCCAGCTTTCTGATGAGGAGGTCGAGCGCCTGGCCGAGGCGCCCGATGATGAAGTCTCGCGCTACGCCAAGGACGCCCAGAAGCGCATCAAGAGCCTGAAGACGGTCAACCAGGAGTGGAAGCGCCGCGTGATCCAGTCCACCAAGGACGTGGCCACGGCCACCACTCTGGCGCAGCAGCTCTACCAGGAAAATCAGGACCTGAAGGCCAACGTCGGCCGCAGCGAGGCCGCCCTGATCGAACAGGCCATCCAGCGGGCCGAGTCGCAGCTGGCCCACGCTAAAGAGCGCATGCGGGCCGCTTATGCCGCCGGCGATGCCGAGGCCATTGTTACGGCCAACGAGGAAGTCTCGCGCTACGTGGCTGAGGCCGATCGCTTGCGCCTCTTGAAACCGGCAGCAGTGAAGGCTGCGCCGGCCGGTGACGGTGGAGCTGGCGCGGGGGCTCCGGCTCCGCCTGCCGCGCCGCAGCCGCCGCAGCTGAGCGCCGGCGTGCAGTCCTGGATGCAGCGCAACCCCTGGTTCAACGCACCAGGCAACGAAGAGATTACCGGATTTGCCATGGGGGTCCACTCCAGTCTCGAAAAGCAGGGTATCACCGAGACCGCGAACCCCGAGCAGTACTGGAAGACCATCGATCGCCGCCTGCGCGAGGTTTACCCGCAGCGTTTCAAGGCCGAGGAGCCGAAGGGCGAAGAGGTGGTGCCGGCGGAGCCGCAGACGCGGCGGCCGGTAGCGGTGGTCGGCGGCACGCGCGTCAATGGTAGCGCCGCGGCCACGCCGCGCCGGGTGACGCTCAGCGAGAGCCAGGTGCGCATCGCGCGCTCGCTCGGGCTGACGCCGGAGCAGTACGCCGCACAGTTAGTCAAGGAAGCCGGCAAGGAGAGGGGGTTAGTCCAATGAAGTCTCTGCCAGATGATCCGCGGACTCCGCGCGAAAATGAAACGCGCGAGGCCGAGGCGCGTGAGATGGATTGGGTGCCGCCCAACGCCTTGCCTGATCCGCATCAGCGGCCTGGTCTGGTGTACCGATGGGTGCGCACAGCCACGATGGGTCAGCCTGATCCGGTCAATGTCTCCCAATCCTTCCGCGACGGGTGGACGCCGGTGGTGGCGTCGGAATACCCCGAGCTGAAAATTCTACCCGACCATGGAACGCGCTGGCCGGATGGGATTGAGGTGGGGGGACTGTTGTTGTGCAGCGCGTCCGCGGAATTGTCGAAACGGCGCCAGGAGCATTATCGCCGGCTAACGCAGGCTCAAATGAAAAGCGTCAACGATCAGCTTGACGCGGAAGAGGACCCGCGTTTCCGCACCATGTTCCGATCGCACGAGACGACGGTCAGCCGCGGCTTTGGCCCGATTGTGCGGCGCGAGTCGCGCTAAAACGGCCCTCCATCAATGTGCGTTGCCGCCAGGCGGCGGCTTCAAGGAGAAGGCGCATGAGCCAGATCGCTGGGCCTTACGGCCTGCGCGTCGTCAAGCTCTTAGGAGACCTGCCGTTTTCTGCAGGCATGCACTCCTATCCGCTGACGGCCAACCAAACCAAAGGATTCTTTTTCGGCGACCCGGTGGGCCTGATCGGCGGTCTGCCGGCGCCGATTTCGGCCACTCCGACTACGACCCTCAGTGCCAATAGCCCGATCGGGGTTTTCATGGGGGCGGAATGGCAGGACCCAATCCGTGGCTTTGTCAACGCCCAGTATTTCCCGGCCAATGGCATTACGGCCGGGGCGACCAAGGTCAAGTTGAAGATCATGGACTACCCGTGGCTGGTGATGCAGGTCCAGGCTGACGGCCCGGTCACCATCGACAAGATCGGCATGAACGCTCAGTTAGGCGGCGGCTTCGGTGCCGGCAGCATCACCACCGGCGACAGCCTGGTGACGCTGGTTGCAGCGAGCGCGGCTACGGCGGTCGCTACCAGCGCGGTTCGCATCTACGATTTTGTGGTGAATGCGGCACCTTCACCGGGCGCCAGCTCGATGCCGGGTGATGCATTCACCGATGTCCTGGTGGTCTGGAATTTCGGAGTCCACCGCTTCTTAAATGGTGGAGCCCAGTAAGGAGATCAAGCCATGGCGATATCACGCGCACAACTGATGAAAGAATTAGTGCCGGGCTTGAACGCTCTGTTCGGGCTCGAATACCAACGCTACCCGGAAGAACACAAAGAGATCTTCACGATCGAAAACAGCGAACGATCGTTTGAAGAGGAGACCAAAGTCTCCGGCTTTGGACCCGCCCCGGTGAAACCGGAAGGCCAGGCGACTCACTACGATGATGCACAGGAAACTTACACGGCCAGGTATACGCATGAGACCATCTCGATTGGTTTCGCAATTACTGAGGAGGCGTTCGAGGATAACTTATACGACTCACTGAGTAAGCGCTATACCAAGGCGTTGGCACGATCGATGGCACATACCAAGCAGGTCAAAGGTGCCGCCATCCTGAATAACTCTTTCGATAACACCTTCCCGGGTGGTGACGGCGTGAGTCTCTGCAACACGCAACATCCGCTCGTGATGGGCGGCGCTTACAACCTCAACACACCGTCGACTCCCAGCGATCTCAACGAGACCTCGCTCGAAGCCGCGGCCACCACCATCGCGCTCTGGCTCGATGACCGCGGCCTGTTGATCGCGGCCAAGCCGCGCAAGCTGATCATCCCGGCCGCGCTCGTGTTCACCGCCACCCGCACGTTGCGAAGCCAGTATCGGCCGGGCACCGCGGACAACGATGTGAATGCGTTGTACACCAATGGAACCATCCCCGAAGGTTGGAGTGTGAATCACTGGATCACCAACCCGAAAGCCTGGTGGATTCTTACGGATGTACCTAATGGTCTGAAGATGTTCACGCGCGTTCCCTTGCAAACTAAGGATGATCCAGATTTTGACACGGGGAACCTTCGTTTTAAGGCTAGGGAGCGCTTTTCCTTCGGCTGGAGCGACCCGCTCGGCGTATATGGCGCGGCGGGAACTTAGTCACTTAGTAACTTAGACTGGAGGCTCGGTCGGTGCGGGCGGCGTCATCGCTTCCTGCACCGACTCGGCCGCCGCCTGGTTGGCATCCATATCCATCTTGTGGCGCGCGTTGCGCGTGGTCATCAGGTGGCGTGTAGTCTCGGCGTGCTGCTGGGTATGCGCGCGGTGGCTCTCTGCAATCTCGCTCGAATGGTGGCGCAGGCTCTCGGCCTCGATCTGCATGGCCGTGCGCTTCTCTTCGCTGGCGATCCTGGCGGCCTCGATCTGTCCCTTCTGCTGGGTGCGTGTGGCTTCGAGCTGTAGCTTGGCCTGGTCGTTGGCGCCCTTCTGCTGCACTTCCTGTTTGCGCAGCTCCAGCTCCGCCTGCTGCTGCTGCAGGACCGGGTCCTGCTGCTGTTGCTGCTGCTTCTGCTGCTGGGCGTCGGACTGGTTCTGCTGGAGGACCTTCTGGGCCGCGCTGGCCACTAAGCTAGAGAGCTGCTCCTCGGCGTCGGGCGGAAGCTTGCTGCCGAGCGGCGGCAGCTGCGTGCCCAGCTGCTGCTCGATCTGCTGGCGGTAGGCGAAGGCCAGGTGCTCGTTGATGTGGGCGGCGCCGGCCTGCATGATGGAGGGCGCGAGCGGATTCTGCGCCATGGCCTGCTGCACCTTGGGGTCGCTGGCCAGCGCCATGTGCACCTGGATGTGCGCCTGGTGGTTCTGCCACTCGAAGGCCTTCACGGGCTTACTGGTGAGCAGCGCCATATTTTCAGCGACGGGGTCGAGGGGTTCGGCCGCGGTCTTGTCGGGCACGATCTGGTCGGCGTTGTCGATGCCCAGCACCTCGACCATTGAACGGTGCAGGAGCGGCAGGTCGTAGAGCTGCGGCGCCTGACTGCTCAGTTGCAATGCGGCCTGGTATTGCATGACGCGCTGCGCCATGGTGCTCGCGGCCGGATCGCTCACTGGAATGATGCTCACGCTCTGTGCGTAGTCCTCCTGTTTGATCGAGCGCGGCAGGCCGTTGGGCGGATCGTAGTCATACTCCTGCGGCGTGTTGTCGCGGATGATCTCGGCGATCAGGGCCAGCTCTCTTCCGAGCGCGATGTGCATTCGCGACTGTACCGCGGCGATGACTTCGGTGGCGCGCTCGATCAAGGCCAGCATGGTGCCCACCGGCGCGTTCTGTGCGCTCGTGGTGATGTCCAGCTCGGCGATCGAAGCGAAGCTTTTGCCCTCGTCGACCAGCATCTGCAAGAGTTGAAATAGCACCGCCGACGGTTCTTTGTAGGGGATGAACGCGATCGAGTCGAGGATCTTGCCGGCCGGCACGTCGACGTCGCGGAACTCGCCTGGCTGGATCGGGTCGTTGTCGCCCTTGATGCGCAGCTGCCGCGACTTCAGGCCGCCCGGCAGATTGGAGAGCGTGCCGGCGTCGACCAGCTGGCGCAGGATCGAAGTGGAAGAGTGGCCGATGCCGCCGATCAGATGGATGAGGCCGAGGCCGTACTGACCTTTCCAGGGCACGTACTTGAAGTGAACCCACGAGAGTACCTTGCTGTGCTCGGGATCATCCTGGCGCCAGTTGCGGTAGATGGAGAGAATGCGGTTGGAGTCGGTCTCCATGGTGACCACGTAGGAGCGCGGCGAGCCTTCGAAGACCAGGTCGGTGGTGCACTCCCACAGGTTCAATAGCTCATTGCGCGTGTAGGAAGGCGAGACGCCGCTGAGGCGCGAGATCTTCTCTTCCAGGCGATCCATCTCAACCGGCGACCGGCTGAGGTTGATGTTGCGGTAAAAGCCGATCTCCTGCAGCTGCAGGATGTCGCCATAGGCCTTGCGCATGACGTGCGTGTACCGGGGGCACGTCTCCAGGTTGGGGAAGCCATACGGCATCAGGAAATCATTGGCTGGCACGTACTGCGCGGCCGGCCGCTTGAGCAGGGGATCGAAGTAGACTTTCTTGAAGGCACTGCCATCGATGGGCAGGCCAAAGAGCGCCATCTCCATCTCGTCCCGGTACTCGGGCATTTTGTCGGTCAGCCAGTAGTTGAGATCAGCCGCCACGCGCTTCGCCTGGGCAATGCGCTCGTTGTTGCTCTCGCCGATCACCTTGGCGGTGGCCGGCCCTTCTGCCGGGAACAGGCGCGTGATGCTCTTACTCTGGAAGCGCACCGCCGCCTCCAGGATCATCGGGTGGACCACGCCGCAGGCGCCGGGCCAGGGCATGCTGCGGTCCTCGTCCTTGATGCCGAGCAGGTCCATGCCTTTGGTGAGCGCATCCTCCCACTCGCGCCGGCTGCTCTTGTCGTCGTCGATGGCGAAGCGCAGGTCGTTCGAGATCGCCTGTAGCGTCTGCTCATCCAGCACCTCGGCCAGGTTGGCCTCGAAGGGCACGTCGTCGAGCGACCGCTCCTCGCCCTCCAGGCCGTCGAGGTAAACATCGACCGAGCCGTCGGGATTCTCGAACGAGGTAGCCCGCGGATCGGGCGCGCCCAGATCGACCGTGGCCAGGCCGCTACCCGTGGCCTGGCCGAAGGGCGTAATGAGTGGCCGGTCGATCATGGACTCATGATAATGGCTTTTCGAGGATATTTGACGTACAAAAAAGGCGGCCCATTGCAGGCCGCCAAACGAGCTTGAAAGAGAAGCTAAGGAATTACCCACTCGGATTATAAGGCCTGCGCGCTTGTTTTTAATCGCCCATACGAAATTCTATTATCAGGAAATTCGCCATTGACTCCGGCCGGCCCCGAGCGTAGCATCGGAAGCAATTTCACTTTCTGCACAATTTGAGTGTTTATGAAAGAGAGGGGGGATATGCCCGACCCACGACTCACTGTGCCCAACGCCGCGCTCAGCGATCTGAACGTCTGCATCCGCTGCGGCAGCCCGACGCACACCGTGAGCACCGTCTGTATGCCCTGCCTCGACAAGCAGTACCTAGTCGAGCAGATGGACCGGCTGGTCGAGGTTCTGGGCAAAAACCCGGGGATTCTGATCGAGACCGCGCGCGATCGCGCGGGGCGCCTGCATCTGGTCTCGCTGGCTACGCCCAAGCTGGCCTGGTGCAACGAGCAACTGTTCGAAGTCAGGAGCAAGCGCCGTCGTCGGCCGGCCGGCCAGTTTCCGGCAGGAACCTGCAACCAGTGCCTCAGGATCTACCACGAGGCTGTGGAGAAGTGCCATGCCCGCTCTCAAGCTGCTGAATGAGACCACCACCGTGCCGGCCGAGACCAGCGCGGCCGAGATCACACGCGAGCTGGTGACCGCCGGCGCTACCCAGGTCGCCACCCAATACCGCTTGGGCAAGATCTACGGTCTTTCCTGGAGCATGATGATCGATGGCCGGGAGGCGCACTTCGCTATGCCGGCGCGCGTCGAGGGTGTCTACAAAGTTCTGGCCGCGCGTCAGAAGGGCTTCTTCAGCGAGCAGCGCAAGGCCGAGCTGCTCGATCGCGCCCACCGCATCGCCTGGCGCCATCTCTACCGCTGGACCCAGGCGCAGGTGGCCATGATCCGCACCAGCATGATGGCGCCGGCCGAACCCTTCCTGGCCTTCGTCACCGTGCCCGGCAGCGACCAGACGCTCTTCCAGGCCTTTGTGGCCTCGCGCGCGCTGCCCGCGGGGAAGCCGCAATGACAGCGTTACAGGCTGCGCGTCTCAAGGCCGCGCTGCTCGCTTTTGAGACCGGCTGTGAGCGCTGCCACAAGCGCCCGGCGGCCGTGATCTTCGACCAGAGCTTTGTCTGTACGCGCTGCCGTCAGGTGCTCGATCGCCGGCTGCGCCGGGAGGTATATCGTGTTCCCGCTCAAAACCATTCTCATGATTCTGGCGCTGGTCGCGTTCTTTCTCGCGGCCGCTGAGGTTCAGGCGCCGCGCATCAACCTGACCGCGACCGGGCTGTTCCTGTGGGCCTTGGCGACCATGGTGGGCTAGATGGCCGGCGCACCCGACTTAGGCACGCATGATCAGTCAGGCCTGCGCGTGTGCCGATCGTGCGGCAGCTGGAATACCGAGGTCATTGAGAACGAGTACCGCACCGGCGTGACCGCTCCCGATGGCGGCCAGGAGTGGCGCCGGGTGGTGGGGATTCACTGCAAGGAATGCGGAGCGCTGGAGGAGATCTGAATGGCTGATCGCTACTTTCCTCCGATGAAAACCTGGGCCGAGATCCAGAAGGCCCACGACACGCTTGCCACGATCGTGCTCAACCCCGACCTGCGCGACGAAATTGTGCATTCCGACTGGGTCGACCAGGTGGTGGCCTCGCTCGATGTTCTGTGCTGGGTGCTGGGCCATGCCAACACGCGCTTTCCTGACGCGCTCTCGGGGGTCGAGGAGAAGCTCCGCGATCTGGGCTACGTGATGAAGGAGCTTCCCGGGGAGGTGGCGCATTGATGACCGAGCAGAAGGCTGACTTTCTGGAGCGCCATTACACCCTGGCCGAGCTGGCTGAGGCCTGGAGCATGTCTGCACGCACTCTACGCGGGTGGTTTCGGGAGGAGCCCGGGGTGTTGAAGTTTGGCTGTGGGAAGTTGAACAACGGAAGGAAGCGGGTCCACGTCTCACTGCGCATTCCTGAGAGCGTGGCCCGCCGGGTGTATCGCAAGAGGACCGGCAGCGATGTGCTGCCGGCCCAGGGGACGAAGGTTAATGTTGCGCAGTACGAAAGAACGTGAAGATCGACAGGCTGCGCTCCGCTCCGCGATCGAAGCGGCTCGTGAACCGAGTTCGCTTCTGACTGTAAAGGAAGCAGCTTTAATGCTAAGCGTGAGTCTGGCGACCGCTTACAATCTGCTTCGCGAGGAGCCGGGCGTGCATCGCATCTACACGCCCGGTGCTACTAAGAAGCCGATTATTCGCGTCGAGCGGCGAGTGGTTGATCGCATTCTCCAGCGCTCCTCGGTCGCTTAGGCGCTGGCGCTCTTGCGGCCTCCGCGGCCTCCAACAACTTCCAGCTTTGGCCTGGGCGCCGAGGCCAATTTATCTCGCAGGATTTCGGTCAAGCGATGCTGCCGTCCCGGCACCCAGCGCGCGTAGTGCTTCCGCACCATCTCCGGCGTGTCACCGATCAGATCAGCTACGTCTTCCACCGGGACGCCTCGTTCCAGCAGCAGGCGCACAAAGGTGTGGCGGAAGATGTGCGGTGTTGGTTTGCCGCATTCGTAGGGGCCGGCCAGGTCGAATACCTTGTTAACTTTGCGCCGCCAAAGGTCGGTGACCGTGGCTACTTCGGTAGACCTGCCGGTGATAAAGATGCGCGATCCGAATTTCTTTTCGCGGGCGAGGAGGCGCCCATAGAGATCGTCGTCAATCCAGCTGTAGAGCGCTTCGGACTTGAACTTGCCGGTCTTGATCATGCGGATCAGAATATCTGCGCCGCCGCCTGGATGTGGTTTAACGCGGCTCATGTCAAACAGGCCGCCGTCGGAAATGCGGAAGCCGGTCCAGGCCAGCAGCATCATGAATGTCTCTACGTCCTCGCCGCCCCATTCGCCCGACATTGCGCCATTGGTCCATGCGACCGTTGGGATCTGGCGGCAGATTTCATAGATCCTGGTCAGCTCGCCATCCATCAGGGGCATCTTGCTTGCCGGCGTACTCGACCCGATGGGCGGCTCCAGATCTTCGGCCGGATGCTCCGTGATGAACTTGCGCTTCTTCGAGAATTTCAGAAAGCCTTTAAGTCGCTCCAGCTTTTTTGCCTTGGCGCGGATGCCGTCTTTCCAGCAGGCGTAGAACTCGTCCATCTGTTCTGGCCCGAGTTGATCCATTCTGACGTAGCCCTTGTCTGCGGCGTAGGCGAGGAGCTGTGTCGTCAGGGTTCGATACTTGCGCATCGTGGAATCGGCGAGGTCGCGGTTGCCCCGGTTGGCGAGGTAGGCTTCGGTTGCCGCCTGGATGGTCGTTTTCGGCTTGTTGGTTGGTTGGTCTGTCGGTACTGTGGTCGGCGGAGGTGGAGGCGGCTCAGTTTCTCCCCATCCATTCGCCACCCTGCGAGCCTCGTCCCAGATAGACTGCTCGGTGCTTTTGCGTGCGAACTTTCCATCGGGAAAAACGCCCGATGCGAAGATCGGGCACACGCACCGCTTCCATCCTTTTCGGCGCTCTTCCACCTCGCCCGAGCGCGAGTCGGGAGGATGCCCGCCGGTGCATTTGGTTCGCGGGGTGGTGCCGCGTTTGTGACGCCGATAAAGGTTCAATGCCATGCCCGAAGTCTAGCACGCATTGCCCCAAATTGCCCCAAAAATGGGTCAATTTTCGCTAAGTTGTTGATTCTAAAGTGGCGGTGAGGGTGGGATTCGAACGCTAACATCTGACTAATAACATGCAAGTTATTGGTTTCTGATTTCTAGCACTAACAGAATTTACTATGTTCTCAGGGTTCATTGCCCCAAATTGCCCCAGATTTTGAGCCGTCATAGCGTCCGCCAGTCGTGCAGGAAGAGCGGCGTCGACTCGCCCACGTATGCACCGAGCGTGTTGAAGTCGAGATGCTCCTCGGCCTCTTCGCGATCCATTCCCTGCCCTACCAGGATCTCCACGCACCGCTCGTAGTCGTAGCAGATCACCGGCCCGCGGGCAGCGCCCTCGACCAGCCCGATCACGGCTTCGTCGAAACCGTCGGCGGTGAGGAGCTCCGGGTATTCGTCGCGCAGTTGTTCGAGGATTTCGGTGGGGGTCATGACCGTAGCCGTAGCCGGCGCGCACGCTGCTGGTTGTGAAAGCGCTCGTGGCAGATCAAGCAGACTGCTTTCAGCTCCCACAGGAATTCGTTACCGAGGTTGTCGTAGGTGAGGTGGTGGGCTTGGACGGCCGGCCGGATGCCACAGCCTTCGCAGATCCCGTACGCGCGCCTTAGGACCAGCTTGCGCTTCTCCGCCCATTGCGGGGTCTGCAAGTATTCCCGATAGCGCGCCCACCATTCTGCGTTCTCCTGTTCGCGCTGCTGCTGCCACTGGCGTTGCCGCTCTCGCCATTCCTGCTCGCGCACTTCGCGCTCGGCCTCGCGCATTTTCTTTAGGAGGCAGTTCTGGCAGGTAATCTCCTCCTCGATGCCGACCAAATTTTGTCCCGGCACATCTCGGATCAGTCGTCCGCAAATCAGCTTCGCGGGTTCGTTTGGGTCGATGCGATGCACCTTCCCTTCGCCCCACTGGTGAGGGCTCGCTTTGCGGAGCGCGATGAGCTGCTGGTCGGCGGGGGGCATTTGCTGCGAGGAAAAACAAGGAGCCGCCGATCGTCGCTACCAGCGGCTCCGCGGAGGACTACTTCGGGCCGGCCGTCGGTTGCTTGACGCCGTAGCTCGCACCGATCTCGGGAACGAACGCCCAGGTCGGCTCGCTCGTCGGCGGCGTGGGACCAGGAGCCGGGGCGCCGCCCTTGGGCTGGGCCGTGCCGACCGGAACCCAGTGGCCGCCGGTCGGCTGCCCGCCGCCTGGCTGCGGCGGTTGCGCTCCACCGAACTGCGCCGGCTGGCCGTACTGCGGCTGGCCCGCGGCCGGGCTTACGATCGGGCCGCCCAGGCCGTGGTCGGGGGCGTGGTCGGGAATAAATCCCCAGGCCGGCGGCTGACCTTTGCCGGCGTCCAGCGTGACCCAGGTTCCCGGGGGCGCCGGTGCGGCCGTGGGGGGCGTCCAGCTCGGGTCCATGGGCAGGATGGGCACACCGCCCGGCTTGCCGGCGGTCACGGCCGGCGGATGCGTGGGCGGGATCGGCAGCACCGGCTTGCCCCAGCCGGGATCGACCGGGCGGGTCGGTGGGATCGGCCCACCGCCCAGGTGCGGAGGCACCGGATGGCTCGGGCCACCGCCGACGTGCGGCGGCGCCACCACACCCCCGCTCCAGCCGGGATCGGTCGGGCTGCCGCCGCCGATCGGTCCGTGTGGCGGCATGGGGTGCCCTTGCCCCCAGCCGGGATCGACGCTGCCGGGGATGCCAAAACCAGGATCGACGGGGCCGCCGCCGCCTGGGCTGCCGGGCCAGGTGCCGACGGGCGGCTCTGGCGTGATCGGGCCGCCGCCGACTACGGGCGGCTGGCCGGGATTGTTGCCCTGGACTGGCGTAATCCAGGCAAGCGTGGAATGCTGCGAACCCATGTGTGGTATACCTCGCGGCCATAGTAACGCTCTGAAATACGAAATTCATTACAATCTGAATTTCGTATTTCGGCGCTCTGTGCCGTTGGGCACGCTCACAGCATCTTGTTGACGACGGCTTCGACCGAACCCTGCAAAGCGAGATCGGTGATATTGGCGCCGTCCTGCTGCACCGCAGCGTCCATCACCGTGGGTGGCTGCACCTGCTGGGCGGTGTTATCCGGGTTCATCATGCACCCCTGCGCCCATTTGAAGCGCGTGTTGTGCGCAGCCACGCTGGGCAGTTCGTTGACAATGGAGTCGGCGAACTTGAGGCAGGCAACTTTGACCCGCCCCCGAAAGGATATGTCGGTCATGAGCGCCGCAGACTGATCGTAGGTCATATTTAGTTGACTCCTCTCCTCAGGGCTTTCAATTCCTGGCTGAGTTGCTGCACGGCCAACACCAGGTGCATCACAATCTCGGTGGGCTCATAGGCGAGTACGTCTTGAGGCTCTTCGTCCTCCGGTCGCAGCTTGACACGTACCGGATAAACGCAGTGCGGCAGCACTTCCTTTAGTTCCTGCGCAACTATCGCCACCGCCCGTTGACCTGCCTCGCGTCCCGCGAGGCCGTTCCATTCGTACTCCACGGGACGCAGCCGTTGGATAATCGGCAGACCGCCGCTCAGATCGGTGACATGCTGCTTCAGCCGGAGGTCCGACACATAGCCGTAGCTAATCTGAATCCGGTTGTTCGCACCGTCGTCTATCGTGGAAACCGACATGCTGCTGCCGGTCGTGAAATTCAGGATCGGCCTCGTGCCTGCCGTCGCGCCGTTACCCTGCACCGTGATACTGCCGCCGAACGCCGCACCATTGACCTGATACTGGCCGACGATATTGAGATTGCCGTTGGAATCTAGGGTCATGCGCGGATACAGCGCCGAATCTCCGGTCGTTGGCCGCAGATAAAACACCAGGTTCCCCATCGGTCCACTGCCGTTGGTTGCATATCCGTGGATCGCGGCAAAAGGAGTGGACTGACTAGCAAAACCGAACAACAAGGTGCCGCCCGTACCTGCAGCACCCTGAGTATCCACCAGATACAAAGTGCCACCAGGGTGGCCCGGAAAATAATAACCACCGTCTCCCACCACATTCGCGCCAGACCCAACAATCTGAGTTTGGTACGAGGGATTTGTGGACCCGATGCCCACGTTACCCGTATTAGTCAGCACCATCTGCGGCGTGCCGCTCGATGGGTTGATGGCCGCACCAAACAGTAGCTGGCCGCTGGCAATTCCCAACCCATAACAACTAGTCACTCCACCGTCGTAGACCGCCAGCTTGATTGGAACAAGTTCAGTACCCAGTGAGAGCATTGTTGTAGGAGTCGCAACATGAATACCTAGATTACCAGCAGCGGATAGAGTCATACGAGTGGTATTGTTGGTTCCAAATTGTATTGCAGAATTACTAGCTGCCGTAAGAATTAAAGAATACGGTAAACTGCCGATCACCAGAGAAGCACCAGCGGAACCTTCTATACCTAAATAGGAGGCAAGTCCAGCATTTTGGAAAAGCATGTACACGCTATTAGTGCTAACAGCCGGATTTATGGCGATAGCTAGACTGGGAGAGATAACATGGACAGTCCCACTCGGACTTGCCGTCCCGATCCCCACATTGCCCGCCTGCGTCACCACAAAATGCCCCGTACCCCCCGCGTCGGAAAAGTTCAGATTACCGCTAGCATCAGTACCGATCCAATAAACAGGTGAGGAAGAGTTATTACGCACTCCAAGAGCGTAAGCCTCGTTGGCTGCACTGCACAGCGTGCGTCCCCCTTCGACCTGCAGACGAAGAGTGGGATTAGTCGTCCCGATCCCCACATTGCCCGCCGACGATACCGTGATGACATCTCTGGCAACATCGGAAACAAACAACCGGAAGTCGGTAGTCCCGCCGGGGATGTACCAGGACCGGTAAACGCTGCCGTTGTTCCACTGGCAACTTACATCGGAGGTTTGTTGAAGCACTAAGGTAGCGTTTGGGGAGGGAGTCCCGATTCCCACTTTTCCCGCCGCCGTGATCCGCATGCGCTCGACAGAGTGGGTTGTATTGTTGTTCGTGGCGAAGGTCATGTCCCCCGCGATGGTTCCCGTTCCCACGGCCATCACATACGTCGTGATGGTGGCGAGATCTACCTGTGTCCCATCGGCGCTGGCGGCTAGACTAATGATGCTCATGCCGTAGTCGTTTACTACGCTGGCCGCTGGAACCGCTGCGGTTCCTCGCGCCCGCATGAACCACAGGACCGCGCTGTGCGGATTACTTCCGGCAAACTGCCAGTTGGAGATTCCGCGATAGGTATCGGTGATGGAGCTGGTGGCGACAGTCAGGGCGCCATAGGGCGAGCTGGTGCCGATCCCCACGTTACCCGCTGACGTTATGCGCATCCGCTCGCCATATGTTCCTGCATTGTAAGTTGAAAACACCATATAGCCTGAATTGGCGGCACCATCCGTGGCTGTGAGAATCACGGCGATTCGCTTCTCGGCAATGCTAATCGAATAGTTGGCAAAGTTAATCAGACCTATCGCACCGGACCCTGTCAAGTTGGCGCATACGGTGACTTCGCCACATGCAGTGCTAGTGGTAGAACCAACAACCAGTTGCGGAACTGCATCAGTGTTCGGCAAGGTCGCGAGATTATTCCCGATTCCCACATTCCCGCCGCTGTAATAGATCACGCCGCCCGTGCCTGCCTGCCAATAGCCGGTCTGGAGCGGCACGCCGTTGACTAGGTAACTGCCGGTGATGTTCACATTTCCGCTCACGGAGAGCGGATAAGCCGGAGTGCTTGTCCCGATTCCCAGCCGGTTGTTGGCGCTGTCCCAGAACAGATTGGCGCTGCCGCCGAACGCGCCGGCATTATTGACCTGCACTGCGCCAGTCGGCCCTGCCGGGGTGCCGCCCAGGTTCAGCGGTACGCCATTGATTCTATACACTCCCGTGATATTGCAATCACCTGCAACATCAAGATCAAAAGCAGGAGGATTAACTTTAACTCCGAGCGATGCTCCCCAAGTGAATACGTGCGCTCCCGTAAGCTGGATGTCATTACCGGGCATGTATATGTAACACCCGGCTCCATTTATGCTGCTTATATTAAGCAATCTAAAATTCGCCGCATTGATATCCTGCAGCCAGGGAGTCTGCATCATGCTAGTAATAGGCGTGCCGTTGACCCGGTAGACGTGGCCTGAACTAAGATTGCAGTCGCCGTTCACGTCGAGCGGGTAGGTGGGATTCGTCGTAGCAACGCCCACAGCACTGACATTATTCAGGCTGTATCCCGCCGCATCGATGTTGCTCAGCCAGGGCGTCTGGTTCTGCCCGGCGGCCGCCTGCGCCCATGCCACACCTACTGGCGAGGCCGAAGATGCCTTCAGCACATAGCCGTCGGTGCCCACCGGCAGCCGGTCGATCACCGTCGCGCTGCGCACGATCAGGTCCCCCTTGGTCGTGGTCGGGTCGGTCATGTTGCCGGGCAGCCCCTGCGGTCCAGTTGGGCCGGGCACGCCTTGCGGGCCGGCCGGGCCGGTGGCGCCGGGCGGTCCCTGCAGGCCGGGCGATCCCTGCGGGCCTGGTGCGCCGGTCGGTCCCGCGGGTCCGGTGGCGCCGGTGGCGCCGTCGGCGCCGGGAGTGCCGGCAGGACCCTGCGCTCCGGTGGCGCCAGTCGGGCCGGGTGCGCCGGTCGGGCCGGGCGGACCAGTCGTGCCAGTCGCACCGGGATTGCCTTGCGGCCCCTGCGGCCCGGTGGGGCCGGGCGCGCCGTCGGCGCCGGTGGCGCCGGTAGCGCCCTGCGGGCCTTGCGGACCTGGGTTGCCGATCGGGCCAGTGGGGCCGGTGGGGCCTGCAGGGCCGATCGGGCCAGGCACGCCTTGCGGTCCCGGCGGGCCTTCCGGGCCTTCCGGGCCGGGGATCGGCACGCCCTGCTGCCAGAGCGCGACAAAGGTGGGTTTGGGCGTGAGGATGGCTTTAAAGTCGTTCTCCGGCAGCACGGCCGAGAGTGGCAGCACTTCTTTCTTCTTCATCGGCGTACCAGTAGCGCGGGCTCGCGCGTGACTTCCTGGACCACATTCACATTGCCGGCCATGATGGTGGTGATCTCGTCGGCGGCCGAGGTCAGCTGCAGATCCCACTGGTAGCCGAAGCCGGTGAGCTGCGTGGTCTGCGCGTGCGACAGGTAGAGCGAGATGTTGTTGGGAGGGACCACGGTGCAGACCATCTCGGCCGCTACATTACTGACCTGGTCGGCCGGCCCGGTGCGGATCTGCGATTGGGCGGTGTAGCCGGTAAGGTCGGCCGGCGTCATGTCGGTCATGAGCACCGCCACCATGGCGGCCCAGTCGTCGCCCTGGTAGAGGTCAAGATCAACCGCTTTGACCGCCATCGTCCGGCCTCCGCGCGATCGCGGCGTTCGCCCACATCACACACTCTTCCAGCTTGCTGAGCGCAGTCGAGCGCTCGCGTCCGTCGGGGCAGGCCTCCACGATCAGCAGCGCCAGGGCCTTGCCATGAGCGCGCATCCGCTCGTAGAGCGCGGGCTGAGTGCCCTGGGGCGCGTGATAGGTGAAGTCGTTCTCGATGCGCTCCACGAGCGCCTTGTCGGTGGCCGAGAGTCCCATGGCTAGCTCCACTTCTGGAAGCCGCGGGCATAGATCAGCACCACCACGCCTAACCCAGCTGTGTTGCCGTTGCTGGTGACTGTGACCCAGAGCTGGCCGGGATTGGGATCGATGGTGAAGGGCAGTGGGCCGGTGACCGGCTTGATACTGACTGCGTGCAGCGGTCCCATGCCGTCGGCCGCCAGGATGTCGTTGCGCCCGCTGCCGGTGCCGAGCGTAACCGTGGTGTCTGCCGAGCCGCCGGTGAAGGCGTTGTACACCAGCGTGGTTTTCCAGAGCAAAAAGCAGTCGGCCGGGAATTGCAAGGGCAGCGAGAACGAGCCCATGGTGTAGTCGACCTGGAGCCCGATCGAGAGCAGCGCTGAGCCCAGGGCCAGGTTCGCTCCCGGCACGCCGCCGCTGAGCAACGGGCCTTTGAAATGCGTGCCCTTCTCGCCCAGGCTGGGGATGATCTGCGCGATGCTGGTGGGCGTCTTGCCCAGGTACTTGGGCGGTGGCGGCCCGGCCTGGGGCATCGGCGCCGGCGGCGTGCCCGGCGTTGCGGGCAGCTGGGTCGTGTCCTCCACCATATTCGGAAAGCTCGACCAGTCGGCCGGAGCGGTATTCTGAATCTCCGTTTCGGGCTCCAGGACGGTGCTTTTGCGTGCCATCAGGATCACCTCACTTGTGGGCGATTATATCGCTGGACCATGCTACAGTGTGATACGAAATATGGCCTTCGGGCAAAAGAAGCTCACCGAAGTCATCCCGGTGCCGGCCGACTACCTGCCCCCGTTGTGGCCCACGGTGGCGCGCTTTTTGAAGCGCCACGGTGGAGAGGTCCTCGATGTCGAGCGCATCCACGGCCGGCTCCTGCTCGGCCGCGACCTGCTCTGGATCGGGCTGCAGCACGACAATCGCTGGACGCCCTATACGGCCGCGATTCTGACGACCGTGAGCGACCACGCGCCGACCCACCAGAAGGCCTTCGTTCGGGACGCGCGCTCGCTCACCGTGCACCTGGCGGCCGGCGCTCGCCCGGGCTGCTGGATCGATAGCGCGGTCGAGCGCATCGTGCGCTACGGCAAAGACAACGGTTGTCGCCAGATTTTTGTGGCGGCGCGGAAATGCTGGCGGCGGTACGCGGTGCAGTTCTTCGGGGCCTTCGAGGCTACCGGCTACACCTACGACCGGCCGAGCAAGACGGCCGGCGGCAAGTTTCACCGGCAGCGCGCACGGCCCGGCCACTACCGGCGGGTGGAGATCGCGCCTGAAGGCATCCGACGACAGGAACTGTACCGGCCGGCCAAGGTGACCTACGTGAGGAGCTATGCGGATTGGATTCCGAAGACCAGGGCGTGTGCTGGTGATCTACCTCAGGCGCCACTGGTCGGTTGAGGCCTGGCTGGGCCGGTTCGGCTTCTATGCCTGCCGGCATGGTGTGCAGGGCACAACGAAGGGGGTGATCGAATGCCAACACCTGTAGATCAGGATCTGCTGGTCCGGTTGCGCGCGGCCCTGCGCGACCCGACGCAGCGCGACATCATCCAGCGCGAGATTGAGAATGCCGGCCCCGGCGGCCCCGGCACGCTCGAAGGCGGGCTGACCAGACTGGGCAGCGCGATGCAGGGCGCGCGTACCTCGGGCGGCGCGGCCGCGGCCGGGATTGGCGGTGCGCTCGGCCTGGGCCTGCGGGCGCTGATGAAGAAGAAGCGCTCCATGGACCCAATGACCAACCGATCGAGCGACAATCCGATGAGCGCGATCGATGTGCCGACCGCGGAGCCGAATCTCGATCGGCCGGCCGGCACGGACTCCACCCTGGTTCCGGCGGCCGAGGCCTGGAAGCACGGCTCTGGCACCGCGGACATCGGACCGAATGCGGCACCGGCTACGCCTGCCCCTCCGGTATCTACGGATGTGACCGCATCGCCTGCGGTCAGTAGCCCAGGCGGCCGCCTGATGATGGGCGCGGACGCGCGCGGCAATCCGCTGACTTCCTACGACGGCGGGCAGACCTGGAAGAACGATACCACCGGCGCCGTCGTGACCGGCCCGATTTATAACCAGAGCGACATCGGCGGCATGAAGCGCGGCGGTCGGGTGCGCCGGTTCGCCGACGGCGGCAAGGCCGCGGATGACGCGCTACCGCCACCGCACGAGCCCGGCCGCGGCGTGCTCATGCGGCATCCGATGCCGGTGCTCCACACTACCATCGTGATTACGCCGCACCACCAGCCGCCCGACGAGAAGAAGCCTGCGAAGAAGAAACCGATGAAGAAGGCCAAAGGCGGCCCGATCAAGCCGGCCGCGGTGCCACCCAAGCGAGGCCCCGAGCCGCAGGGACCGCCGGCGCCTTTTAAAAAGGGCGGCCACGTACAGGTGCCGAGGGGGAGCGGGTGCGCGAAGCGGGGGAAGAGCTTCCGAGGGATCTACTGAAAACACGAAAGGCTCGGGTTGTGGAGAAACCCGAGCCTTTTGCGATGCCCGAAGATAAACCCAAACCAACGACTCGAAACAGTTCAGAGAACCAGCTCGATCATAGGCCTATCCGATTTTGCCGTCAAGAGGCTATTCGTATCACACGGTACGGGGTAGAATAAAGCCCAAGGTCGCGCCAGACGGCCTAGGGAGAAGCGGTTACCCAGGCGAAAGACCATGCAGGCCGCGATCTCCGCCCCGACTGCCGCGCCTCTTCCCCCTGCTCCCGGGAACTATGCGGTCTATCCCGTGGCGCCGGGCTGCGTGGATCTGATGTGGGCGGTGGTCGAGCCCTTGCTCGCCAAGGCCGTCGCCCGCGAGCGCGGCCGCTTTACCACGCGCGACATCTACCGTTGGATCAAGACCGGCGAGCAGCAGCTGTGGGTGGTCACGCAGGCCGGCCGCTGTTATGCCGCGGGCCTGGTGCGCCTGCAGCGCCACCCTACCGGCAAGCGTGCCGCTACTCTGCACCTGTTGGGCGGCAGTCGCGCACGCCAGTGGGCGCTCGATGCCTGGGAGGCCTGGAGCAGCTCGTGCCGCCTGCAGGGCATCACTGAGCTGCACATCGTCGGCCGCAGAGGCTGGGAGCGCATCGTCGCACCGTTCGGCTTTCAGCCCGAAGCCATCGTGCTGACGCGCGACGAGGTATAAGCGATGGGCGGAAGCGCGACCACCACACAGACCGGGAGTCAGAACAACACCACCAACTACATCCCCGATGCCGGCGTAATGAAGAACTGGGGGGACATCCTCGGCACCGCACAGGGGATGACACTCGGCCCCGGCGGTTTAGTCAACGTACCGCCGCCCCAGGCCGGCGTGGCCGCGCCGGGCGGCCTCACCAGCCAGTACTGGAACAATGCCGGTACCCAGACCAATGCGCCCGACATGACGGGGTTTCAGAGGGGGATGACCGATATTGGGTCGGCGTCCATCAACCAGTACGTCGACCCGAACGCGATCAATTTCAACCAGAATTACAACTTCACGCCGGGCGGGATCAACTTCAATAATCCCTTCGCCGGCGGCACGCCCAACGTGAACCCGGTGGGAGGTGTGAGCGGGCTGGCGTCCTCTTACCAGGTCAACCCGATGCAGGTCTCGGGTCCGACGGTGAGCGCGCAGATGGTGAGCGCACCCTCTGGCGTGGTCAATCCGATCACCGGCCTGATGCAGGTCACGCCGCAGGCGCTCCAGCAGTACCAGATGGGGCAGATCCGAGACGTCCAGGCGCCCAACCTGCGCGACTTCACCATGCAGGCCGCGGCCAATGTCGCGCCCAGCGGTCTGGCCACCACGCAGAGCTGGACCGATCCGGGCACCGCGGCGCAGTACATGTCGCCGTACACGCAGAATGTCGTCGACACCCAGCTCGCCCAGGCCGCGGTCCAGAACTCGCAGCAGCTCGCCAATATCCACGCCCAGGCCGCGCAGGCCGGCGCTTTCGGCGGCAGCCGCCAGGCGGTCGAGGACGTCAACCAGAACCTGGGCTACCAGCAGCTGGCCGCCAACCTCGAAGCACAGGGCCTGCAGAGCGCCTATCAGCAGGGCCAGCAGCAGTTCAACACCCAGCAAGGTCTGGCGCAGCAGGCGCAGCAGTTCAACATCTCCAGCAACCTGCAAGCCCAGCTCGCCAACCAGCAGGCGCAGCAGCAGGCCGCCGTGCAGAACCTGTCGAGCTTTCTGCAAACCCAAGGCCTGGGCGCGCAGACCGGCTTACAAGCCGCCCTGGCCAATCAGGGGATGCAGTACAACGTCGGCAACACCAACCTGCAGGCGTTGCTCGGCGTGCAGCAGCTGGGCTATCAGGGCAATCTGCAGAGTCAGCTGGCCAACCAGTCGACCGGCCTCCAGGCCGGCATTGCCAACCAGCAGGCGCAGGAGTTCACTGCCGGCCAGCAGCTGCAAGCTAGCCTGGCCAACCAGCAGGCTGCGCTACAAGCCGCCATGGCGAGCGCCGGCTACAACATGCAGGGCCAGCTCGCGAACCAGTCGGCCGGCGTGCAGACCGGCCTGGCCGCCCAGCAGATGGGCCTCACCGGCGCGCAGTTCAACGCAAGCCAGGGTATGCAGTCGCAGCTCGCCAACCAGGCGGCGATCATGCAGGCGCTCGGACTGCAGTATCAGGGTGGCCTGCAGGGCGCGCTCCAGACGCAGAACCTTGGGATGCAGGGACAGATCGCCGGCGGCCAGATGGGCCTGCAGTCCGCGATCGCGCAGCAGCAGGCACGCAATGCCCAGCAGGGCATGAACCTGCAAGGCTTCGGCCAGGCCGCCAACATCTATGGCAATGCGGGCCAGCTGGGCCTGCAGGGGTTCAACGCCGGCCTGCAGGGGCTGGGTGCGCTGCAGCAGGCCGGCACGAGCCAGCAGGGCTACCTGCAGCAACTAGCCGACACGGCTTACCAGAACCAGATGATGGGCATGATGACGCCACTGCAGGCGGTCGCCTACCTGGCGCAGCTGCAGGGCATGGCGCCCCTGCCCTACACCCAGACCTCCAGCGGCACGTCGAGCGGCTCGGTCACCCAGCCCGGCCCCGGTTTCGGCCAGTTCCTGGGCGGCATCCTGGGCGGCGTGGGCAGCATGATGACCGGCTTCGGCGGCGCCGGCGGCATGGGCAAGATGTTCGGCTTCGGCGCCAAGGGCGGCCCGGTGAGCAAGATGGCCGAGGGCGGCCTGGCCAACGTGATCCCCTTCCAGCCGCGCCGCCATGGCCCCTTGCGCCGGCCGCTTCCCACACCAGCCAGTGAGCCGCTCGATCGCGCCGCCTACCGGCCGCAGGGCCTGGGGAGCTTCGAGTATGCCTGATCTGCAGGCACTCACCAACGATCTCAAGGGGATGCCCGACCAGGCGCTGCAGCGCGAGCTGGTGCAGCCCTCGGGTGCGGTGCCGAGCTACCTGGTGCTGGCGGAAGCGCAGCGCCGGCAGACCATGCGCCAGGCGGCACAGCGCTCGCAGCAGCAGTCGGGCACAGTCTACGATGACGTCATCCGCAGCATGACCGCGCGCCAGCCGCCACAGGGATTGCCGCCGGCGCCGCCCGGCATGACCCCGCCGGCCAGCGCGCCGCCATCTGGCGGCCTGGGCACGCCACCGGGCAACTTCCGGCCGCCCAATCCCATGACTATGGCCGCGGGCGGCTTTGTGAGCGACTACGATCCGATCATCGAGAGCGCGGCCAAGGACGAGCAGGTCGATCCTGATGAGCTGCGCGCCATGATGGGCCAGGAGTCGGGGGGCATTCCCAATGCGGTCTCGCCCAAGGGTGCCCGCGGGTTGATGCAGCTGATGCCGGGGACGGCCAAGGACCTGGGCGTGACCGACATCAACGACCCGGAGCAGAACATCCGTGCCGGCGCCCGATACTACCGGCAGATGCGGGACAAGTATGGCGGCAACCGGCGCATGGCGCTGGCCGCCTACAATGCCGGCCCGGGAGCGGTCGACAAGTATCGTGGCATCCCGCCTTTCAAAGAGACGCAGAACTACGTCATCCAGGTCGAGAATCGGCTCAAGAAGCGCAAAGGCTTTCTGCAGGGCCGGCCGGATCTGCTGCCCAAAGGGCCGATGACCTTCGGGACGGTTCCGGCCGACCAGCCGGACGCCGACATACCACCCATGCCGCACCGCGAGCGGCCGGCGGAGCCCGCGGTGGAAGAGAGCGCGGGCGATGATGCCCGGCAGGAAGCTCCGCCCGAAGCACCCGAGAACGTGCCGAGCGATGTGCCGGTCGACCAGATCCCGGCGGTGAATGCGCTCGCTCCCACGATCGCACCCGAGCCGCCGGCCACGCCCGCTCCGCCGGCCGCAGCTCCCGCCCCGGCGCCGGCGTATCAGCCCTCGGTCGCCGAGACCTACCACGCTGACAAGCTCGACCAGAGCGACATCCGCAAGGAGGTCGAGCAGCTGAAGGCGATGTACGCCAAACAGGCCCGGCCCAACTTCTGGCAGATGCTCTCTGACTTCGGCTTCGGCATGGCCGCGAGCCCGTCGCCCTTCTTCGGCGTGCAGGTCGGCGCCGGCGGCCTGGCCATGAACAAGGCGCTGGCCACGCGCCAGGAGGAGGCGCGCAAGGCGCAGCTCGACCTACTCGGGGTCGATGTGCGGCTCGATGACCAGGCGCGCCTGCACCAGGAGAAGCTGGAGCAGATCCACGAGCGGGCGGTGCAGCAGGCAGAACAGCACCAGCGTGCGGCCTTCACCAGCGCATCCCGCCTTCCGGGCTTCATCTCCGGCGCCTCTAACGAATCGCACCCCGGCTACACGTTCGTCCCCAACCCCGACAACCCGCAACTGAGCGGCTGGGCGCCGCCTGGGATGCAGAAGGTGGATTCAGCCACCGCCAAATTCATGGGCGTGAATCCCGCTACCGGCCAGCCCTACAAAGAGGGCGACATGGCGCCGACCAGGGACTGGATCGCCGGCAACACCAAAGCCACCTCGGTCGCGCAGCATAAAGCCGGCCTCAAGACCGACCAGCAGACCGCGGCCGCAGTGGCGCAGTTCTTCGATGAACACCCGGAACTGCCCAAGCCGCAGAACCCCGACGGCACCGCCAAGAGTCCTGACTCGCTGGTGCTCACCGATGTGCCGGCCGGATCGATCCCCGAAGTCAACTACCGGATGATGCTGGCCAAGGGCATGACGCGCAGCAAAGCCGAGCAGATGAAGGTCGACCCGAAAGCGAGCGCCACTCAACAGCAAATGGCTGATGCTTTTATCGACTTTGATAATAAGCAGGCCGGCGCCAAGACCGGCGCGACCACCACTGCGCGCATCAAAGCCACCGAGGCCGCTACGCCAGAATTCGATCTGAACCCGATCACGCGCGTCACGTCCACCGGCATCAACTACGTCGACGGCACCAACTACACCGGCAAGGAGGGTGCGCCGGTCAAGGCCGCGGCCTCTAAGGCCGGCCTGCCCTACCTCAACAAGGAGCAGGCCTTCGACATCAACGAAATCGAGAAGGCGCGCCAGAACCAGGCGGCCTTCGCCAATCAGATCCTGCCGCTATTGCCGCGCGATGCCTCGGGCCGCCTGATCCAGGGGCCGCTCAACAAGCTCAGCGCCTACCTCCAGACCAACCCGGCACTGGCCGCCAGCTTCAAAGACTACATCGGGCCGGCCATCCAGCAGCTGCGCGCGCTGGCTGGGAGCAAGGGCCTGCGCATGACCAAAGACGAGATCAACCGCGTCTTCGCCAACGACGTCCCGCAGCTCGATGACACGCTCGACGTGGCGCTGCAGAAGCTCAACGACATCGGCCGCTTCCTGCACATCGCCGAGCGGCAGGTGCTGCCACCATTCGTCGGCCAGGTTCGCACCGAGTCCAACGGCAAGAAGATCCGCGTCACCAAGATCTACCCCAACGGCCGCTACGACGGTGAAGAGGTCCAGCAGTAATGGCCGAGGAGCAGGGACAGTACGGGGACGCCGAGTACAAGGGCTTCGAGGTCCCTACGGTGGCGCCTGCTGCTGGTGGCGGGGGCAAAGAGAAGCAGGCCGGGCAGTATGGCGACACCGAGTACAAGGGCTTCGAGATGCCGAAGCCGAAGCCCACGCCCAAGCTGACCGGCGACGAAGACGAGATCATCCGCAGCTTCGGTTACGATCCCGACAAGATCAAGTCTTCGCCGCTCTACCAGACGGTCAGGAACCAGTTCGGCTCCGGCTTCGCCGTTCCCGGCCTGCAGGCTGACCAGCCCGAGGACCAGGCCACCGGCTGGCAACGCGGCTGGCTGGGCGATGCCGTTGGCGCCTTCGGCAAGGGCGTGCTCGATCCGGTGGTGGGCACGTTGCAACTGGGCCAGCACGCGCTCGCCGGCCTGGGCATCAACGACGAGCGCGACACGCCCTACATGGACCTGCTGGCGCGCTTCCGCGAAGAGAACTACCGGCAGAACCTGGGCGGCACCAAGAAGGTCCATAAGGCGCTGGAGCTGGGCGGCAACATCGCCTCCACCTCACTCCTGCCCGGCGGTGGGACGAGTCTCGCGGCCGGCGCCGGCCAGGGCGCGGTGATCGGCGCCACCACGCCGGTAACCGAAGGCGATGACTACTGGAAGTCGAAGGCCGTGCAGACCGGCGTGGGCACCGTGGGTGGCGCCGGCGGGACCTTGCTCGGCCGCGGCATCGCGCGCGGCGCCAAAGCGATCGCCGGCTACTTCAAGACCCCGCTGCCCGAGGAAGAAGCCAACGCCATCTCGCAGATGCTCAATGATCGCGTGGAGAAGGGCAACTGGGGAGATCTGAGTGACCTCGACCAGGCGATCGCCGGCGGCAACAAGGGCGCGCAGAAGGTCCGGCAGCTGCTGGATGCGGCCGGCAATGATCCCGAGGCCATTGAGCACGCCGCCATCAACCTGCGCAACTACCGCACCCAGCAGCAGGCCACCCAGCTGTACAACCAGGTCGGCCAGATCGTCCGCGACAAAGGCCTGGGCGAGGTCCCGCTCGACCAGGGCCTGGCCAAGATCGACGGGGTGCTGGCTGAGCTCCGCCAGGCGAAAGCCAAGGACGATCCGCTGGTCCACTACATCGAAGGCATCCGCGAGAGCCTGGTGCCCCCGCGGCCGGTGGCGGCCGGGCCGGCTCCCACCAACATCGGCGACTACGTGAAGTGGAAGGCGGCGCAGCAGCCGCAGGGCACCGCCAACAACACTTACGATCTGATCACCGGCCTGGTCGGCGACCTGGGCGATCGCATCCGCGCCGAGCGCTCGGGTAAGGGCGCGCTGCTCGGCCCCAAGGCCGCCGGCCAATTGCAGCAGATCAAGAACGCGCTCCAGCGCGACGTGGCCGGCTACATCGACCGCAGCGGCGTGCCTGAGCTGAAGGCGGCCCAGACGGCCGCCGACGACTACTACCGTAAGTTCCGCGTCCCCTTCCAGGACCCGAACGTCGCCAAGGCCGGCTCGACCGATGAGCCCGACACCATCCTCAACATGTTCATCAAGGGCGGCAATCGTCGCAGCCTGGCGCAGAAGTTTTATAACTCGCTCGACGATCGTGGCCGCCTGGCGGTGCAGACGCAGCTGGTGGACAAGGCGATCGAGGATGCCACCGACAACGTCAGCGGCAAGGTCGATGCCGAGGCCTTCCTGAACGCTGCCCAGAAGTACAGCAAGGCCTACGGCGTGTTCTTCAGGGGCGCCGACCAGGCGCGCTACGAAGGTCTGCTCAACCTGATGCGCACTGGCGCCGGAGTAAACCGCGCGCCGCTCACCGGCGCCGGTACGGCCGCCGAGATCGCCGGCACAGCCGGGCACTTCCTGGGCTTTCCGGTCGCCGGCAAAGCCCTAGCCACTCTCGGCTTCACCAGCCAGACCGCCAAGCTCCTGCTCAGGACCGACGCCGGGCGCCGCCTGCTCTACAGTGCAGCCGGCAGCAAACCATTCAGCGCCGAGCTGGCACACCTTTACGGTCAGCTCAACCGCGGCATCATCCCGACCATGGGCCGTGCCGGCGCAGTCGTACCTAACAAGATTCAGCTCTCACAGCAGCCCTGGCAACTGCCGGCCGGCATGGCGACCGGCGGCCCGATCCTCGACCGGATGCGCGCGAATACCTTCCGCTCGCTGGGCTACGAGCCCGCGCGCTTCGCCGATGGCGGCGCCAACGACGACCAGTCGCCCTGGGATCGCTTCACCAACTTCGTCTCGGCGACCACCAAGCCGGTGCGCGAGGCCATCGGCAGTGCGCTGCAAACTGGGCAGCAGAACGTGAGCGATATTGTTTCAGGCCTCGGCGGCGACCGCCTTCGCGAAAACCTTCTCCACGGCCCTCCGGCTCTGCAGCGGCCCTACAACACGCCACCAACGGCCCTCGGGGCAGCCGTCCAGAAAATACTCCCCCCGGCTTTACGGCAACAGCCCCCCGACATCACTCAGCAGGTTCTCAAGAGCCGTCTGCCGCCTGCCCCGCCGCTACCTCGGCAGAATATCCACGACGTTGCCCTGGCGCACCAGATCAATCCCGAGACGCCATTGAAGCAGGACGTTCTTACCCCGCTGATGGTGGCCAATCCCGCGCTGGGCCTCAGAGCGCTCTTCGGCCCCGAGGGCCAGGCAGCGCAGATGATTGCCAATCCGCAGGGTGCTGTACAGGGCGTTCTCACGGCCGATGCGCCCCTGGTCGGCACGCATGGTCTGGGCGAGGTGGGACCGAAGGAGTCGCCGATCGAGCGGCCGCCGGCGCCGGAGATCGCCGCTCCCCAGACCCAGGTCGTACAGCCACAGAGAGTGCAGGCCGTGGAGCGGATGGTGCAGCCGGCGACCGCGCAGGATATGGCCATGCTCACCCGCGAGCACCTGCTCAGCGGCGGAACCTACGCCGGTACCCCCGAAGCGGCCGAGGCCCGGGCGCGCCTAGTCCGTCAGTCGATTACGCAGATGCGCGAGCAGCAGCTCACACCCCAGGAGCAGGAGCAGTTCCACCAGGCGCGCCAGGCGTCTCCCGAGCTGCATCAGGTAGGTGACCTGATGACGCCGCTCGAAGCGCGTAAGGTGATCGCCTCGCCTGAGAACGTCGAGGCCATCAGCAAGATGCTGCGCACGATTCCCGACTCGGCGAAGCTCGCGGCTGCGGCCAAGGCCGGCGTCAGTAAGCTCGGTTGGTATCGCGGATCGAGCCAGGCCTTAATTGACGTCTTTGGCGATGATGCGCCACGCGCGGCCCAGCTGCTCGCGGCCATGAGCCCGCAGACCAGCGTGGAAAGCAATCTGCAGAACATGCTCAACATGTGGAAGAACTGGACCGCCGAAGGCCGGCCCACCGATCCCGCAGATATCCGTCGCATCATGGGCAAGAGTGTGCAGGGCACCAAGGGCGAGAAGAGCGTGCTCGATGCCTGGCTGGGAAACACCACGCGCGTGCTGAGCGCCAAGGACCCGATGAGCGTGACGCTCTCCGGCCCCAAGGTCGACAGCTTCTATCACAACCTGCGTGACAATGTTTTTCGCGTGACCAACGATGCCTGGATGGCGAACGCGCTCGGCATCGTGCAGGAGGCCTTCAGCGGCTCGCCCAGCGAGCTACAGCTGGGCCAGGGCGATCCCGGCATGACCTGGAAGTATGCGGCGGCTTCGGCGCGCGTGCGCGATGCGGCGCTCAAGGCAGGGATGTTGCCCAGCCAGGGCCAGGAGACCATGTGGAGCACGGCCATGCAGCTCTACGAGCTGGCCAAGCGCGAGGGCATCCATCCACGCGAGGCGCTGGAGCGCGGTCTACTCACCCCGGAGATCGTGCGCGGCGCGCCCGACTTTTCGACCTTGCTCAAAGCCGATCCAAAATACCGCAGCATCCTGGAGGAGGCCGGCTACGGGCCGCAGCTGGAGCGCCTCCAGTCCTTCCAGTTCCCTGAGCGCAGTGTGCCCATGTCCGCGACCGAGCAGGAGCACCTGGGCAGCATGGCTGACATCCTGGGCGAGACCGCTGCGCTGCGCGCGCGCGAAAGCCGGTCGAGCGTATTCCAGATGCCTAAGACCAACGACCCGCCACCGTCCACCGCATTCTCGCGCACCCAGGTGGAGACCACGCCCGGCCGCAGGACCGGCATCCTGTCCGGGCTGACTGACCTGCCTTACGGCGTACGCGACTACCTCACGCGCGCGGCCATGGGCCTCTTCAAGGACCCGCGCGGACGGGATGCCATGCAGACTGCCACCGGCCTGGATACCATCCCCATGGCGCCCATGATCGGCAGCTTCAAGGAGCGCGGCAAGCCATGGGACGTAGACCCGGGCCGGTCGCTGGGGGCCGAAGTCCCGGTCAATTGGTTCGCGCCCTCGCAGCAATGGTTCGGGGCGAAACCAACCGGCATCGCCGAGGGATGGGCGCCGAGTCTTTCGCCCGAGACCAGAGCCAACCTGCGGGGCACCGCGGCCGCCTATGCCGGCTTGATGGGCCAGGCCGGCGTGGGCGTGCCGGTGCTGGTGCCGAGGGAGGGCGGGTCGAGCTTCCGCGTCGAGCTGCCCAGCGGAACCGGCGCTCCGAAGTTCACGCCGGAAGTCATGAAGCAGCTGTCGGCGAAATGGCCCAACCTGGCCTTTGCTCATACCGGCGAAGGCCTGGAGGTGCTCGACATCAATAACCTGAACCTGACCAGCAGGCAGAAACAGAATGTCGCTGACTTTGTGGGGGCCACCAAAGCTCCGGTAAATGCGGACAACATCGGCGAGTATGTCGACGCGATGGAAGCCTGGAAGAAGAAGCCCGGATCGGGTGCGGTCTCCACTCAGATGATGAACGAGATCAACCAGATGACCCCCGAGCAGCAGGCAGCGCTCGACCAGAGTCTGCGCGAGCCGGCCGGCGGCCTGCACAAGCTCATGAGCAACTACGCGAAATCGAAGAAGCTGCCGATGCGCGAAGACTACCTGAACCTGCTCGCAACCATCCGCGACCACGGCCTCGAAGGCGTGCGCCAGGGGATCAAGAGCGGGGCGTTTCTGCCGGCCCTGGCGGGGGCGGTGCTGCTGCCGCATCTAGCGCGCGCATCTTGGCAATCGCCTTCTTCGCGCCAGGGTTCCACAGATTAGCCGGCGGCCGGCCCCAGGCGCACAGCCTGTACTCGGCAACCACGCTCTCGCCGTTATTGCGGATGAACTCCACGGTGACGAACTCGCCGTTGAAGCTCATGTCCTTCACCACCGGCTGATGCTTCTTGAGGTTTGCCTGGGCGCGCTTCAGCTTGCGCTCGCGCCGGGCGGCCTCCTCCCTCCATATCGGCTGGGGGTTGGTGTGCATCTGCATCTGCCTGGCGCGGCCGCGCTCCTGCAGGTCGTCGATCTCCTCTTCGGTCAGTTTGCGTCGGGGCATGGGGGGGGCTCTTAGTGAGTGAATAGATAGACAACGATAACCAGGCCGATCGCGAAGTACACCCAGTCATCGCTTACCAAACGTACCCACCCAGCGGTGGGATTTTTCGAGATGCCGAAGTGCTCCTCCTGCCACGCAGCGCTGGCAGCCTGCTGCACTTTCACCTCCTGCCGGCCGGTACGGATGAACCTCACCAGCGGCAGGACATAGACCGAGAGGATGGCATAGGCCAGCAGGGCCAACGCGCCGATGGCTACGACCAGAAGGATTTCAGACATACACTTATTTTGACGGCCTAGGCCTATCCCTAGCTACTCTCCGGGGGTGAAACCTGATAGCCTTGACCCATGGCCGCACTCAACCTCGGCCCCTACAACACGCTGACGCTGGCCGCCAGCACGCCCACTCAGATCATCTCGCCCGGCGGCGGTCACTGCTACTTCAACCTCCTCAACCTGGGCACCGGCAATCTGTTCATCTCCAACCTCAGCAACGTCGGCAACAACCCGACCAGCTTCAAGCTGCCCACCGGCCTGGTTCTCCTGCCGATCGCGGTCTATGGCCCCACCGGCATCTGGGTTGCGGTCGATACGGCCGGCTCGATCAGTGTGGCGGTGGTGCCGCGGACTTAGGATGCCGGCGCCGCCACTCGGCGCGCGCCTCCTCCAGCTGTAATACGAATTCCCTACGCGGCGGCTTTCCGAAGTTAGCCTCGGGTGCACACAGCCGGGCGCTCGCCTGGCCTTCGCGGATCAGCTCTTTTCGGACCCTCCTATACTAAAATGTTCATAGCTGTCTCCGCAGTGCTTGTCCGCGCTAGCGGAGCGTTTCCGGGGTAGTGCCCGGACATGCGGGCGGTACGACAAGCCGCCCGCTTTACTTCTGCTCCATCGTGGTCGCTCATGGCGCCCAGACGCTTGCGGTACTCTTCGATGTCGACCGGGGCATCAGGATCAAACATTCACGCCGTCTCTCCCAGTTCCCGCGCCACCTCCAGCGCTGAGCGCGCGATCGCGCGCAGCTGCCGGATGCGGACGGCCCGCGGATCGCTGCGCCTGGCCGGCGCGCGCTTGCCCAGGCCGGCCTGGATGTAGCCGCGCACCAGGTCGCCGACGCTAAAGCCGGGCTGCTCGACGCGCTGTGCTTCGGCCTCGCGGCGCAGGGCCTGATAGTCCTCGCGCGAGATCAGAATGTTCAGAGCGTGTCGGTTGTCGAAGAGTTGAGGCCTCCCACGCATAAAGTGATTTTCGCATTCTCCTTCAACCTGATCAATACGCGCGGCCGCTCGGCTA